TATAAGGATATATCCAGGACAAAAGAAGGTATAAATGCACATGAAGTTATATATGATACCTGTATATGTAGATAACGCCTTATTATATCAAAATAGGGATATTTGTGTCAAATTTGAAAGGTTTCATCTTAAAATATCCCTATTTTGATTGTAAAATATACAATAAATCAAACTCTTTTTGCCTATAGGGCATACTCGAAAATTCAATTCATTTAAAATATTGATTTTTAGCAAGTTATCTGTTTTTATTTCAAAAACTCGATTTTTTAGAGTGATTAAAAATTATACAATAAGTCAATTTGCCTATTTTAGTGTCAAAAATGAAAAGTTTTGAGGTTTTACGGGTGAAAATAGGTGCATTTTGGTATTAGTATAGCTCTCAAAAATGGGTCGTACATGGTGCGTTGCAGCACCATAGACCCATTTTTAAAAACAATAGATATATAACTCCCGTAAAAAAGAAAGGCAATGTATAGAGTATAAAAATAGATATAGAAGGTGATCAACAACTATAGGAATAGAAGCGAAAAGTAGACAGCAAACACAATCGCAAACACTCCGAACACCGCTTGAATAGTGGAAGGGGTAGGATAATAGAGGGAATGAAGGGAAGGTGTTTTGTGTAGGGTGATGGCAGGTGAGGCGGACAATTGCATACACAAAACACCTCTAAAATTATAAATTCTAAGTTTCAAAACTAAATTTTTAAATATGCACCTAATAGAGATATACCAAAGTTTACAAACCATACAAAAAGAAAATTCCTTTGATTTCCTTCTTTTCTCTTTTTCCTATTCGTTATAACTTTTTAGTTATAGGTTTTTCGACATGCTTTTTCTATTCTTTTTCTTTTATTTTGATAGGTATTTGTGTAATTTGTTGATATTCAAATAATTGTGTATCATGCTATTTAGATTCATTCTAAATAAGGTTTTCTTTATTGGTATTGGGTTATAACTATTTGTTTTAAAATTGAGGTTCCGCCCGCGCCGGCGCGCTTTCGCTTCGCCTCAATTTTGATATAAGTAACAAACAAAACAAAGAAAAATCATCAAATTAACCTTTCTTAACTATAAAACCTTTGGTATGTAACATTAAAGTGTTACATTTGTATCAAAGAAAACAAGTAATAATAACTAATTAAACAACAAAGTCATGAAAGCAACAAGAATTAGCGCAAAGCAAGAACAAGAATTATTTAACAACGAAGAAGAAAGATTTAATGATCAGCCGGCAATAACGGATAATGGCGACAGCAAAGAAACTTCTATTTTATTTGAAGGTAAAGCAATAAAAATTAAATGTTTGCTTTCAAATACGAAGGCTTGCAAATGGGATAAAAAATACCCGGAAAATCATAATCACTATATAGTAACAGTGAGCTATGAAGGCAAAAGATTATCTTTTGATTGGTTTGACAGCTTCCAAAATTTCCGTTGTGATGTCATTGATAAGGATAGAAATGAAATTGTTGAAATGTTTTATTCGTTTTTACAGGATATTATTTGCAAAAACGAATATTCGGATAAAAACGATTTTTGCAAAGAAGAGGAAAATACACCTATTTTATGGAGTGCATTGTGCAAGTATGAAAATAAATATAATAGAGTGTTTGAAGGCGTTGATATTTATTTTCTTGCAAACAATTTGCGAGAAACATTTGATTTTTAACGATTTAAAGCGATAAGGATATGAAAACAAAGTATATTTATAAGGGTGAAGAAATTTTACACAGTACGTTTATTTCTCTATGTCGAAAAATTGGTGTAAATGGTGGGAGAAAATTTACTACTTTGGAGAAATTGCAGCAAGAAGCAAACAAAGGAAACGAAAAAGCGATTGAACTATTATCAAATTTGCAAATACAATGAATAGGGTGTATAAATGGATAGTTGACAGGCTGGAGTTCTCCAGCCTTCAAAAAGCAAAGCAATTTTGTAGGGAAAACAAAACAAGTGCAACGGGTATTTATGGAGCCGATAGGAACGGAAATAATGTAACTTTTACACCTATTGAAAATACAAAGCGCGGTGTCTCTTTTGGAAAGTCCTATAAAATAAATGTAAATAATACACTTTAATAAACAGTTAAACAACAAAGTTATGAAAATGAAGGCTATACAAGTAATACTGGAAGGGTTGAAAGTGGTATTTATTTCTTTCGTTATCGCTCTTATTGTTCTATTTGTTGATGAAAGGAACTTTTTGCATGTTATCTTATCTATCCCTATTGTTTTGTTTTTACTTTATATTTTGATTGAAAAGTCATTTATAAGTAACAAACAAAACAAAGAAAAATCATCAAATTAACCTTTCTTAACTATAAAACCTTTGGTATGTAACATTAAAGTGTTACATTTGTATCAAAGAAAAGAACTAATAACAATATAATAACATAAACAAATAAAGATCATGAGAACAAAAGAACAAATTTTTGAATTTATTGCCACTGAACTGAAAAACAACAATACTATTGTTGTAGCAACTTTGGGCAATGGAGGTGGTGGATTAACCCTATTACAGGGTGATTGTGCAGAATTTATTGAGGAGCTTAAAACCTACTCTTTTGACGGAAAAGTGAAAGGCTGTCCAGACATAATCGAAAGCGAATATGTAGAAGCAACAAGCGAAATATATCAATTTTCCGGGAAAGACGGGTACAAAGTACAAATTTTAACTTATTAATAAAGCAACTAACTAAACTAATTAAACAAGGTGCGCAAACCTTGACAAAACGCAATAAAGCTATGACAACTACAGTAAATAACAACGAAAACAAGATAACTGTAAATCGTATTGGTTTCTCTGGATTATTTTCTAAGTTCTTTAAAGAGGACACACAAGTCTATGATTATCTTTTTGAAGGCGGTAAATGTTATTCCTTTGCCTACTATATTGGGTTAAATGATGATTGCAAAAACGGACATTTAACCTTTAATTTTACCGGCGAAATTAAGGTTAAAAAAAGAAATGGAAGGTTTTACACTTATATAAGTGGCGCGATTGCTGATGTAATTGCCTATTTTAAACCGGAACTTGAAAAATTTAATCGGTTACATGGTTTTAATCATTTGGGACAACCAATGTTTATAGATGACATTCGCTTTCATATCAATGAAGGCAAAACAAATGAACAAATAGCGGAAATGTATAATATTTCTAATTTGGAAGCTATCGAAATATTACGTAACGCTTCAGACAACAAAGATTTATTTCACTACCTTGTTTTTCACTTGGGCGTTGCTGATGCTTGGGAAAAGCAAGCAAAAGAAGCTATCCGGGAAATGGAAGCAAAAACGGGCTTAACTTTGAAAATTGAAAATAAGGATAAAGTTTATAAGCAATTTGACGCAGAAAAGTGTAACGACATGGCCTATTTGTTTAAACATGGTTACGCGACAAAAGAAATGAAACAAGTGCGTGAAGAAACTGCAAGATCAAAGAAACGGTTAGAAGAACTTGCAGAGATTGAAAAAGAGTTTGCCAAAAGTGTAGAAAAAGCAAAAAGAATTTACGAAGTAAAAAAGGCGGTTGTCTCTTTCGGCATAAGTTGGGATAACGTTACCCTTTACGATCATAGAAACGAGCTTTGTTTTAACTGGTTAGATTGCTGCAAAAAGGTTCCTTCTGATTTAATCAACGAACTTGTGTGCAGTAACACCCTACCAGAAGGAATAGAGGTAACGAACCTGGACAAAGGTAGGGAATAATGACCCTACCTATTTTATCAATCAATTTATAAAGCATAAACAATTTATTAACAATAATATAAACTAATAGGAGATATTAAAAATGAAAGCAACTAATAATAACACAGATACTTTATTTATGGAAATTTTTGTAGAATTGTTGGCAATTGCAAAAACATACTTCCAAGAACTTTTTAAAAACGAAAAACCGGGCGTATATACATTGAAAGACGTTTACGCCTATATCGCAAACTGCGAAAGCCTTGAAACAAAGCAAGGGAAAGCAGAAAGACTAACAGAGAAAGAAAAAGAACAAGCGACAAAATACTACACAAAAAGTCCTTATTATTCAAATATTGATTCTTTTTTTATAAATAGCGTGTCTTATGTATGTAAGGTGTCTAATAATATTGTCTCTATTGAAAAAGGCAATTTTAAATGCAGTTTTGATATAGTCAAACTGTTTGAATATTTGGAAAGGTTCAAACAGTTGTCCGGCGCCAAAGAAAAATTAGAATTTGTCAAAGAAGGAAATCAGGTACAAGAAAGCGAGGATAATTGTATTTGTTCTTTTGATATTGTATTTAATAAGAAAGACAAAACGTTTCTAACTGTAAAAACCAAAAATTCAAGTCGATATATTGATAACAATATTTTGATAGATATAAATTTAAGCAAAATATATGCTACTGATTCTTTTATCTGCAAAAGTAGAAATGTGAAAATATCCAATTTTTCCGGTGTTTGGGGTAAGTATGTATGTATATCTTTTGATATCTTTAAAAAGTTGGTAGTGAAAGAATGTCATATTATTGTTGGTAGCGACGACAAAGAGGGACAAATAGTCGTAACGATCGTAACGGATAAAGGTGAAATATTTGAGTGTCGTTACAATGATTTCAATAAGAATGTAAATATAGAGGGCGTTTACCCTATTTTATACAAGGAATTAAAATTGACAGTTAAGGACAACAAACAGTTCACAAAGGACTTAAAAACTATATCTAAAGTTTCAGAATTTGTTTCTTTCGAGATAGAAAAAGGATCAGACCGATTAAGAGTGAATTATATCACAGAATTAGGAAAAGGAGACACAGATGGTAAATACGGAGAATTGTTTGTACAATTGTCTGAACCGTCTAATTTTAGTTATAGATCAGATAATAGATTAAGTAAAGTACTTTCTTGTCTGGACGGTTGGAACGGCGAAATATATTTTACAAAAGAATATAGTTATTGTAAACTTTCTTTTGTCTCTGACAACTGTGACAACTGTTTTATGATTGATAACAAAATTAATTATTTTAATTCAATTAGAGATAAGAACGATTATTTCCCGGATAAGTTAACGTCTGTTTATTGTGGAAAAGAAACAAAAGAACCGGACACAGATATTAAGCCTGTAGGAACGTCGGAAAATAAAAATGATACAAACCTACAGGAGAGCAAAGAAAGTGTTGCAAACGTAACGGAAACAAGCGAAAAAGAATATTTTACCGGGTGTTCTTTAGATGGAGTGATAGAATATTTGAATAGCAAAGGTTTGAGTGTCACTATAGACAAAGACAACAATATTTTTTGTGTCTCCAAAGACGGTGACAGTTTTATACGTGAAGTTCGCATTTGGGTTTATACAGAAATTTTAGAGATAAATACAAAAGTAGGCGTTCATATAGAAAAGGATATAAATACAAGCATTCCTTTCTCTGATTTTTTGGAGCAATCTTTGATAAATTTAAAAAGACATGCTACAAACAAAGTATTTTTCTTTATGGAGAAAGACGGTTATCATTGGGAGCAACCGAACGCGCAAACATTCCACCTATTCAAGAACGGAAAAGAAAAAGTATTTAAAAACGAGTTTGAAGCGTATAACTTTGTCCAGAATAAAGAGAATGAAAGCTATTTTGATTTTAATGTCTCGGACTATACGGACGATATGTTAGAGGTAACCGGACTTAACCTGGAAAGTATCATATCTAAAGTAAAACAGGATAGCCCAAAAGAGTTAAAAGTTATACAGGATATAAAGCTATATGATAAAACCGGAAAAATAGTGTTTACTTATGATAATGGAAGTATAGACACTGTAGTAGAAGCAACTTTCAACGGTGATAGTGTGCTGCAAAGTGTATTACAAAAGATAAACGAAAACATGTAACACTATGATCAGGTTAAATAAATTTCTTTCCTTGTTTGCCTCTAAAAAGGCAGGTAAGGAAAGAACAAAAGGAAAGAATAGAATGAAGTATTACACAAAAGACAATGTTAAGTTTGTAACATGGAAATACAATGCCGGCGTGCCGTGCTTCTATTTGAACAAATCTGTAGATATTGTAAAGGTACTTCTATTGAACGATTCAAGAAAATTACAAGGTTTTTTCTGCAAAGGGTATTTTGTGAAGAATATCCTAAAGAAAAACAAAAAGAAATTTTTGCCGGGCAACTTTTATCAGTTCCTTTATAAATTAGTGTATGTCGGCTACAAAATAGAGAACGGGGAAAAGTTGAAAATATATCAGCTTAAAGCGGTTGCATTTTTTGAAAGTGTTTAGTCTTTCCAAAGAAAAGAATTATACTATCTTTGCTATGTGTAGAAAATTTTATGTTTGTCATATATTGTTAGTTTATGTTATTATTTGGTATTTAGTAGTTTAATTAGTTTATGTTATTATTTGCCGTCCTTACCGGTACGCGATGTATAGGTAAGGACTTTTGTTTTTGTCCTTTCTTTAGTGTAGTTTTGCCACATAATAAGAACAACCATTAAATTTTTGTCAAAATGAAACTACAAAAGTCTGTAGACAAACCTTCTATAGTTTGCGATAACTGTAGATACAGAATCGAATGTCCCTATGTGGACAAATCAGAATGTTTTGAATATAATAGTGCACAGCTTTCTAAATCTCAAATAGAGGAATTGAATAATGAAGAAGGGGAAACAACTTACTAATAAAGATTTACCGGCTATTTCCCAAAAGGACTTTGTGGAAATAATAGAACAAGCTCCAGAAGTGATCCAGACCGCTTCCAGTGAGCTAAAAAACGCTTTTGTCGCTTTGGAAACGGCAGAAAGGGCACTTTCTGAATCGTCTTACCGTTTCTTTGTCTTTGAAGGTAAAGACGGGGAGGAGATTACAGCCGATTTGAAAAGTTATTCTGCGAAGGGTTTTATCCTTCGTCACGGTGGAAAAGAATCGGACGTAAAGAAAGCACAACGACATAAAGAAATGTATGTTATGCCTCTCATAGAAGAAATAAAGAGGTGCAAAGAGGCATTCAACGACATTTATCGAAAAGAAATGCTTTCTTCCGTCACGCCGGAGATCATGTTCTATATCGTGAAACTGTTTGGGGAGATGAACGGCGTTGATGATGTCCAGAAAATCCTAAAGGAAGAAAAGAAGATAAAACTTACCCAAAAGGAACTGCAAGCCATCTTCGCCAAAAAGAAAGCGGAAATCGAAAGCAAACGTGCCGTATTTCTTGCTTCATCCAATCAATATAAGGTGGCAACGGAAGCCGGTAGGCTACAGATCATAAACACTATCATAATAGACCTACAGCACCGGTATCAAAAATACCTTGCAGAAGAAAAGGAAGAAAAGGCATTGATATTCGAGCGGGAAATAAGAAACATGCTCGAACAAGCCCGGAAAGAAGTAAAAGGCAATGAACTAAAGCTGACTGTAGACGGGAAAATAGACATTGTCGCTACTTTGCACGGGCAGGAAAACGTTTCTCGTGTGTTCCGTACACTTCCCATCAATTCTATTATAATAGGTCTCGTCGCTGCAAAATCAGGTCTTGACCCCACTGTATTGGTGCATCAGCTTGCAACAAGCTACTACAAGGACTTTAACGGCTTCAATAAAACTATTCTGGGTAGGGAAAAGATTATGCTTCCGGGCGATCTGATCCGTGCAGCCAATTGGGAAGAACTGGAAAAGCAAAACAAGAAGTTCTTAGACGAAATGACGCCTTATGAAGTACAGGAAGCTACCTACATAGATGACGAAAGAAAAGCCTCTGTAAAGGACAGATTAAAGGCTTTACGGCTTAAATAAGAAAGGGAGGCTATGACGAACAAGGAAAGAAAGATAAACCTCTATGTAAAAAGAGTGGAAAGGTTTAACGAGCTTTGCCCCTCCAACGGGTTCCTGTGGGGAAGCACGATCATAAAACCCATCACAAGGCGGAATTTGAAAATAGCTCTGTCGGAAGAAAAAGAAGAAAGCATAGACCGGAAGATAAAAGGAGTAGAAAAGTTTATAAAGTATCTGGAAGGTGATGCAGGCAGTGATGGAAGGAAAAGAATGCTGCCGGAACTGAAAAAGTATCTGGTAAATGTAAAGGACGCGAAAATAAAAATATCCCCATCTATAAAAGTGTTTGTAAATGGGGATATGAGATCACGTCTGTCTCTTTTGGAAAAGAAAGACGGGAAATGGACTGTATCGGATTATAGGGGAACGGTACTGAAATTGAAAAACCAGGAATCAGCCCTTCAAAGAGAAATCCTATTTAGACTAAAAGCAAAATACGACCGGTCGATCATACCCAATACAAAAACTATTTTCCGGGCTTATTCTTAACCCAGATACATCTCTCCATGAAGTTCGGGATATTTGGAATCACGCATAATGTTCCGTACCTTTGTCTTTGTCCAAGCAGGAACAGCATTCTTTACCGGAATGATCATAGGTTTCTTTTTGGGAGTTTCAATATTCTTCTTTTCGTAAGGCATACTATTAGTTTTTAAAGACGAAAGGGCTAAGAACCGATTTTTACAGATTGTGTTCAAAGCCCTTTCTTGATTAACGTAATTTACTAACAACGAGATTGTTAATGTACCTACTCTGTTAAGGATTTTCGGCATCCTCCTTTATTAAAACTTAGATTTGTTCATAGAGGAATTTAGAATAGATTTTTGCTATTTCATGCTCTCACCTCCTTTCTTTTAATGGGTTTGCAACTCGATTAACTATAAACAATTATACAGGTATATATTTCTTACTCAATTGTGATCCAAATATCTTCCCCTTTGTCCTGTGCTTCTTTTAGAATAGCAACAATTTTTTGTTCATAAGGTGTGGAATTGATAACTTTCCCTTTCACCTTGTTTTCCCCCACAAGAATACAGCCGGAGCTATCCTTGTCTGTATTCCCTCTGTGGATTCTAATACCCTCAAAATGAGGGACGTCCAGCAATAAGGGTAGTTCTCTTTTAAACCGGGGAGACATATTTACAACAACTTTGTATCGTCCGTAAGGAATAGCGGATTCGCCATATACTTTTGTTTCCCCGTTGTCAAATTTACCGGACTTGTCCTTGTCTCTTACACGATCTTCCAAGGTGTCACAAAAATAAGTCTCATCAATGTACATCTTTCCTATTGTATAGGGATAATCAATAGGTGTTATTCTTTTTACTTTAATCTCCATAATCAATTGATTTTTAAAAGTTTATAATAAATCAAGCATGTCTTCTACTGTCACTTCCTTTAGGTTTATGTCGGGATATTCGTCTTTGATCAGTTCGTCTATGTATTCTACATCTTCAAACTTTTCCTGCTGAATCAAGAGGTTTCTAAAACCTATGAGATAGTTAAGTCTTACAGAATCAATTCTTGAATCTATTGCCATGCAGTAGTGTCTCAAGTTCTTAACTCTCAACCAAAGAACAAATACAGTCCCCAATAGGAAAACCGTTATTATTCCCAGTAATACAATGCAAATTGTCGAAAATTCCATATCTTTTATCGTTTGTAAGCCATTTTTTCTAACTCCACAGTAGTTATATTCTCCGGGATTGTTTTAAGGCGTTTATAACGTCCTCTTTCAATCCGTTCTATAAATCCCGCTCTGTAAAGATAGGTAATAGTTTTTCTAAGTGTACCGTTAAAGAATAAATTACATCTCGACACATCGTAAAACTCAAATGGACGGTCTATGGAATTAATATGTCTAATGAGCTTTTGAAGCTCTGTTTCTTTCTTTCTGCTCATGTCTTGTTGTTTTTAAATTGTACTTGTGAAAAAGTAGGAAAACATATCTTCACAGACCGGATTTCCCAAAATGAATCTTAACTATTTATGGAAAATATAAACTGTTTTTATTCTATTTCATTCATTTTCATGTGACTTAAAATATGTACGATTACATCTACTGTCCAGCCGTTTCCAAGCATCCTGCATTGTTGTGTTGGGCTGCATTCCCATTTATACCATTCCGGTATTGTTTGCAATCTTGCACGTTCAACAGGAGTAAGCCTTCTTATTCTGTCTTTTTGATAAACAAGATCATACATGCCGGTACCACCAAGACATAATGTTTGGGATTTTTGGTTTTCTGTTCTGCAATCTACACCAAAACCGTTTCCATTGGATTTATTTCTTTCAAGATGTCGTTGTAGCCCTGCCAATGCTTTTTCTGAAAGAAAGCGATTGTCTTCCAAGACTTCTTCCATTACATCCTTTAGGACAAGACCTCTGTCTTTCGGCAAAGGAATACTGCCATCGTTTATATTTGTCCAATAGATACGTTTCCTATTTTGCGCAGAGACCAACGCAGAGTTTATGTGAACGCCTTTTGTATTTAAAGCCTTATCGAATACCGATTCCCACCTTTTGTCCATTTCCACATTTTCCAATAGAAACAGGACATTTGGGTTTATCTTCTTTGCTTTTTCCAAAATACGAACAAATTCCCAAAACAGATAAGATTGACCTGTAAACTCAACTCCTTTGCTTTTTAGGTCAAGATATTGCTCCAAAGAAAGGACTTCAATGTTTTCTTTTGTAGAAAGACCTTCTCTTTTACCAATCATAGATAAATTGTAGCAAGGACTTCCACCTAAAATCAAATCTATTTTCTCTAAATCAGCTACCTTTATATTCCTTACATCTCCTAATTGGATTGTATCAGGAAAGTTAAGCTGGGTTTATTTTATTGCAAACTTGTCTATCTCGCTTGCATAGTATATGTCGGGTTCAATTCTCAATTCTTTTAACGCTATCTGTCCGCAGGACATTCCGTCAAACAAACTAAGTACATTCATAATATCAATCTATCTCTATATATGTTTCTATTTCTGTAAGAGTGACGGATTTAATAACCAGATCATTAATATCTGACAGAAAATCAAAATACAGCTTTGTTCTTTCTATGGCTTCCGTATCGGAATCGGATTTAACCATCAAAACAGCTTTCTGCATTTTTACTTTTCCTTTAGGGGTCGCTTCTGGATAGTAGGAAACGACTTTGAAAAATTTCTCTCCCTCTCCTACTACAGAAATAATGTCTGTTTCCTTGATAGGAGAAATCCTAAAATCTTCATTTGTTTCTTTGCTTCCCCAATCAGTAGTGATCGCTTCTACTTCCGTATAGGTGTAAGCCCTGACAAGAATAGTTCTTTTAACAGGTATTCTTGGCGGTTTAAAACCGTCTGGATTGTCTGTCCAGTAATTTATAGTTGATTCGAAATACATACTGTCATTAGATTAATGATTGTAAAATAATTCCTTTTGTATAATCACACCCTTCGCTACCTCTTAGAATAATAACAAAATTCTTGGACGGTGATTCCATTTTGAAATTGTAGGTTATTTCCGGGTCGGAAAGGAAAGATGCTTTTTCTATGTACAGAAACTTTTTGGCTTTCTTTCTCCATGCGGAAAAATCATAGGAGAAAAGCGGTATCCCTTCTGCCGACAACAAAGACATCCAGTTTCCCCACATATCCATTACAAGAAGTCCTGCTGTTGCCTTGAAGCTATCGCCGGTATTTAAAGTAAAATTCATTACATGGTTGTAACCGTCTTTGATACACTCTGCAAGCTCCCTCCCAAATTCTGAATGATTTTTTAATGTGACTGCAAGAGTGAGATGCCCGGTTTCATATATCTCATCACATCTCATGGCTCTTGCGTCACTGTCTAAAGCAACAAGGACATCTTTTGTGATTCCGTCATTCTTCCCCATCTTCCTTTTTATTAGGGATAAGAAGAACGGATGGTACGCCATTACAGCCTTGGTTCAAAGGTATCTCATTCCATTTGCCTTTTGTAATGGCTTTCACTTTCAAGAATACATCCAAAGGAACACCCAACATTAACGGTTGCGGTTTATAGGAATGATCCTTTCTCCATTTTGCCATTTGAAGCTCGATGTTTGTCTTTACAGCTTCCATAGAAGGTAAATAAGATCCCAGCTCTTCTATTTTGCTTGCATTGAAAAGCGAAATTTTCCCATTTTCATGAGGAACAATGATATAAAATTTATTCTTTTTCATCTTCTTAGTTTTTGATGTTGCAAATGTAACATTATACTGTTACATAATCGCTCTTTTATAGTTAAAATACGTAAAATTGTCAGTTTTTCTTTCTTTTGTTTGTTACTTATAAAGGCGATTCTTCTGTATCTATATGGCAATAAACCAGTTCTTCCTTTGCCCTTGTAATAGCAACGAACTTCAAGCAATCCTCTGCATACAAGGCTTTAGGTGTCTTTGCAAACTTGGAAGGAATTAATTCAGGATTTAAAAAGAAAACCCGTTTTGCTTCCAACCCTTTGCTTTTGTGTATGGTAGAAAGAATGATGCCGGTTTTATCGTCAGAGAAAATGTTTTTGATCTTTTGTTTCAAAGCTAAAAAAGAACCAGGGAAACGCTTGTATAGAATTTCAATGATAGAAACTTTTTCTTTCAATGCCACATAAGAAGCGTTGTTGGTAATAGCGATTTCAGACAGACCTTTTCCTTTTAATTTAGAGACTTTATCGTCTAATAGGAGGTATAGGTCGTCCAAACAACTTTGATTATCCATCAACCGACAAAGACTTTCCCCGAAGTCCCGTCCCATGATGGATACTTTCTTTCCTCTTTCCAGCAACATAATAAAAGTGACAACTAAAGGATAATTGTTCCTACAAAGAATAAAATCCCCATTTTCAGCTTCAAAAATGTCACCACTTCTTACAATGCCTTCTTTTGCTGTGGGAACACATTCTGTACCAGGAAACACTTTATTCGCTACTTCGACAATTTTCTTTGCACATCTGTAAGTAACAGAAAGTGGGAGGCAAATTGTATTCGGCATTTCTTTTATAGAGTTGAACACATCCAAGTCAGAACCCATAAAATTATAAATAAGCTGTTTTGAATCTCCTACAGCAATAAATCTTCCTCTTGGCTTGATGTATCTTTGTAAAATTTCCTTTTGAAGTGTAAATAAATCCTGTCCTTCGTCTGCCATAACAACTTGATACTTAGGAAAGTTTATTTCATCTACAAAATTATAAGGAATCCATAACATGTCCGGAAAATCCATTTTGAAAGATTTGTTGTCTTGTATTTTAGCACAATCTTTTCTCCACCTTTCATTGATTTTATTCAGATCATTTATCATTGAATCTTCATAATCCAGATCATATTCAATGCAAAGCGCAGAGACATTTCTTTCGTTGATTTCACAAAGCGACAGCCTAATCTTTTCCCATAATTCTTGTAAGGCAAAATAATATCGCATTTTCTCTTTGTACTCCTTTTTTCTAAAATCAAATAATTCCATACAAAGAGAAAAGCATTTGTTTTCTTCAAGCTGCATTCGGAATCGAAAATTTTTCATTAACGTACGAAGTCCCATTGAATGAAAAGTGTTGCACTCTACTGTAGTAGGTAGTTTTGTTTTTAGCTCTTCTGCAATACTTTTGTTAAAAGCCATAAACAAACAACTTGTACCTTCTTTTGTCCGATTGCATAACTCTTTGAGTGTAAATGTTTTACCGCTACCCGGTGCAGCTTCTACTACTATGTTTTTATTGGTATTTTCGTAAGCATCGAAAATAGCCAATTGATACTTGCTCCATTCCATAATTCTTTTCGTTTGCTTTTATTGTTGTTAATCTTCTTTTCTTAGATAATGAAGGAACTCAAATGGCTCTCTTATACCATCTAAATATTCTTCGTCCCATTCGTTATCGTACGCTTCCCTTTCAAAAGAAATGTTTCGATAAGCCTCTTTGAAGTTCTTGTATTGGATCAATCTTACGATCCACTCTATCCCATACCATAAGAAAAAAGGTAGGATAAGAAGCTCTATTTGCTGTTTTAGATGAATGGATTCATGGTTTATTGTTGTTTTTCCCAACGGTTTGTACTTTTTCCTTGCGAAAATAAAAGGAAAAACAGTCATTGCTGCATATCCCTTAAAAGGGATCAGATTGTTATACACGACGATCTTTTTCATACTTACTGAATTTTTTATAATCTGCCAAATAATCAGCAATGAAATTTCCACAAACAATAGGATCATTGTAATCTTTCCTATGTCCCGGAATCCATTTGACCTTTATTCTTAATTTTGTGTGCTCCAAAACTTCCATGAAGATTTTCTCCCACAAGTCCTGATTTTCTACACACAAGTCCTCTTTCACCCAGTCTACAAATCTGTATCTCAATTGATCAGCCACATACTGACTATCTATATAGAAGGTAACGGTTGCCCTTAAATCCTTCCTAATAGCCTTTAAAGCCATTAGAACAGCTTCCGTTTCCCTTCTGCCTATAGTGGTATGAGAAAACCCTTTTCTTATGTGATACTCTTTGTCTTTCCATTTGATATAAACAGCAGAACCACCCAATCTTTTAGGATGTTTTGCATAGCAACTGCCGTCCGTCCAAACTTCAAGAACCTTTCCTTTTCTTTGCTTTTTCGCCATACTTCTTTAAAATCATCAAACTTGAATCATCCTCAAAACCCTTGTTCAACATATCGGTAACCGACTTCTTGTTTTTCAGCATTTCCCATAAATCCTTGTCTATGGTAGAAGAAGAAAGCAGGTATTGAATTGTGACCGGGTTTTGTTGTCCGCTTCTCTCCAATCTTCCTATTACCTGTACAAGATCACTTGGACGAGGTGGCAGTTCCAAAATAGCCATGTTCGAGCAAACCTTTTGAAGTCCATCTACTCCAGTACCTAAGCATCCTATATTGGCAAATAAAAGTCTTTTGGAAGGATCAGAAGAAAAGTCAGACAATGTTTTTTCTCTTTTCTTTCCAGTTGTCTCACCTATAACAAGCAGGCTGTTCTTGAAAAATTTTTGTATATCTTTCAAAATAGTGGAATGAGAACCGAATACGAGCAATTTATCGTCTTCGTTTGCTTCTAACCATTCTTCTATCCACTTTTTAATTGCCTTTACCTTTCCTTCTAAAGAAAGTTGTTTTAGAAGATTCATCTTTACCAGAAACTCTGCCCTTGCTGCCTTTTCTACCCTTTCTTCATCTTTGAAATGCTTAAAGATAAATTCCAACAAATCTTCTTCCGCGGACTTGTAAGCCTTCTTGTTGGTTATCTCGCATTCTATCATGTTTTCGGTTACAGGCGGAAGTTCTTTTAAAGCATCCCGTTTGCTTACATGGAAATAGCAACATTTGGTGAGAAGATCATTCAGTTCCTTGATATTGGAAGCTCCTGTTAAATCCATTCCAAAAAAAGTTTCTTTCATGTTGCAATACCTTTCAAAGAAATAGTGATGATAGGGATCATTCGGCGCAATCTCTTTCAATCTTCCTATAAGTGCAAGTATGTTCAATAGTTCTGCCGGACGGTTCATGATAAGCGTACCGGTTAATCCTATGATAGCAGAAGATTTCCCTGCTAACTTCTTAAACGTCTTGCTCCGTATGGATTTCCTGTTTTTCAGAAAATGAATTTCATCAGCTACGACAAGTGAAAATTTCTTTTTCTTCATCCCGTCCAGCCTTACTTCGATAGAGGTCTTACCGTTCTTCTCCGTTCTTTTCCCCAGAATATCGTAATTGATCACAAGGACATCAGCATCAAAATCTTCGGCTGGCGAAGTGGTGGAAATAACAGATACCTGTCTATTTGGATTTGCTTCTTTCCACTCTCTCAACCAACCGGATTTTACAGAAGCCGGACAGACTACCATACAAGGAAAAAGATCAAGCATTTCAGCATAGAGAACAGAACATAGACTTTTGCCTGTCCCCACCGAAGAGCCATTTACATGATTTCCGTGATTGATAGCATAGTAAAGATAGTCCATTTGATAGTTTCTCGGCTTTTTTAAGAGAGAAAGTCCTTCTATCAATAGTTTTATATCCTTTCTTGACAAAAGTTCCTCAAAAGGCTTTATTTCAGCTTTGCAACCTGTACGAACAATAGAAAGAGGATCGACTTCTTCTATTTCGTTGTCGGAAACAAACTCTTTTAAAAGAAAATCTTTCGCCAGATCGGATTTTATGTATATTTCCTTATTAGTAGCGTTACGTTTAAAGGATGAAATCAGTTTAAGGTTCTTGTAAACTGATTTTTCCAAAGCACCAAAATACCAATAGTCCTTTTCTCTATAGTAGTACATGTCATTTCTTTCTTTTGTCTATAAATTCAAAATAATGCTTTCCTTCTTTACATTTGATTTTCTTGATAATGCAAAATCCTCTTATGTTTGCTTTTCCGTCTCTTTCCAGTTTATCAAATATGATCTCAAAAAGTAGGGAGATAACCTTCTCTGCCTTCCGCATAGAGATGAAACTTCTGGCACTTGTCCTTAATTCCAATTTGTTCAATGCTTTGGTGAAGTTGAAGGTTATCTCCTTGTAAATCTTATTCATTCGTTTTTATGTCAAATTAAACTACTCGAATTGATCGTCTTCATTAGGATCATAAGTTTCTTCATCCTCGAAGTCATTGATCCAGTCTTCTATATCTCTTTCCATCCTATTTTGATTTCAAATTCTTCCGGTGTCAAAATAGGAATGTTCAAATCCTTTGCTTTCTTCACTTTGGACGAAGAACTTTCCTTGTCTTTCGTTACAAGAATTGTGGTGTTTTTGGATACACCGGAAACAACTTTGTGTCCTTCTTTTGCAAGACGTTCTTCCCACTGTTTATTTCTGAATCCTGTAAAGCAAACTGATTCGGGATTGTCGTTTTCCACCGTTTCTTCTTGGATAAAAGAAATAGAAACAGGTGTACCACTGCAAAGATCAAAGAATGCCTTTAGTCCGTCATTGAAAGATTTTGCAGTAGTCTCGGCAATACCATCAATAGAAAGCAAGTCTTTCATAGGAACTTCCTCGTTTTCGAACATATAGTCTATCTGGTCTTTGGTGAGGCTGTTGAAAATCATCTGGCAAGTCTTTTCTCCTATTACACCACCGAACACATTGTAAGCAGTCAGAACTCTTGCAAAAGGAACTCCATCGTCTACATAGGAATCAAATTGCTTTCGCAGTTTTTTGGAAAGGCTTTTACCTATTCCTTCGATCTTTTCAAGTTCCTCTTTTGTTACGTTTATGATGTCCTCGATAGAGAAAAGTCCACCTTTATAGAGTTTTCTTACAGTTGCTTCCTGCATTTCTTCCGTACCCAATGTAGCAAAGAAATAGACAAGTTGCTTTATCGCTTTTTCATCACAATTAGGATTTAAACAAACAAGGTCGGTTAGGGTTGCATCCCATTTCAAAGGTTCTCCACAAGAAGGACAGAACATCATGCTGTCACACATCCCCTCAAAGCACTCAATACTGTATTTTAACGTTTCCAAGTGTTTGGGGATAACATCTCCACTTCTTGTGACCACTATATAAGCATTAGAGCAAATATGGTTATCAGTAATGTATTTTGCATTGTAACCGGTACAGCGTGTAACCGTAGCACCATCAAATTCAACCGGTTCAAAAACGATTACAGGTTTGCTTTTGCCATCTTTTGAAATACCCCACTCGATAGAAGTAACTTTGGTTGTGTATCTTTCCTGCCAATCCGGGTTTTTGTAAGCAATCGCGTAACGCGGATTCCCGTTAGGAAGCCGTCCCAAAGTCCTACGAATGTTTTTGTCGTCCACTTCAATTACAAGGCCGTCACATTTGAAATTTTTGGTAAGCTCAAACAGTTCATTCAAGTAATCAAAAGCGGATTTTTCGTCATCGAAAATAGAAGCAGAAGTCACCCAATACTGCGTAGCATACGGTTCATAGGTATTGTAAAGCTCTGCAAGTTGCAAAGATTTGTCCCTATCCAAGTCCATGATACCGTATCGGATATAAGCGGTGTTCCCTAAAACCTGCGGATTCATTTCGTCTGCATTGAAAGCTCCTGCCACAGAATTTCTTGCACTTTTGTAACCAAGAGGTTTTACGTTTTTCAAAAACATACCGACAGGAATAATGGCTTCACCAAAAGTAAAGCAAGATTTCTTTCCCATAGGGTTGCCATGATTGACATATTCGTAATGCCGGTCGCTTTTTTGTCCTTCTATTCCGTCACCCCTTGTCCAGCATTCATTTGTCGATTCGTCCACCAAAAGGGAAATACCGTCATATTTAGGTGTAATGACAATTTTGTCATTTGGGTGAAGCTCCCACACATCTTTAACCCATCTTCTGATCTCACTGATTGTTTTTACCTTTTCCAAAGAAAACATAGGGTACGGCAATCTTTCCATCCGATTACCTTTTTTGTTTTCCTCAATGATAGGTTTTGTCAGGATTTCACTATCAGGATATTCCTTTTTTAACTGGTCGATCAAAAGATCATACTCCTTATCACTCATAATAGGAGCACCTTCTCTGTATTTTTGGTTGGCTTCTATGATTTTGCCTTCCAATTCTTTTTGCTTCTTTGTCATGTTTTTATTTGTCTAAGGATGAAAGGAATGCTCTGGTATTCTCTACAGAATCACACGCGTTTTCTTCTTTTTGTTTGCCCCTGATTTCTATCAAAATCTTATAGGCTTCTGGGAAGTTGTCTTGCAATTGTTTTTCTGTTTTGATATGATTAAGAGCGCAAGCAACCCTGTTTCTGGTTTCGTTTTCCAGCTTTTTAAGCTCATACGCTTTCTTGCTCCATTCCAAAATATCTTTTTCGAAATAGCGTTTTAAATCGTCCATGTATTCATTATAGAACATTTTGGGCATCCCTATTCCATCCAAAGGAATAGCCTTATAGATGGTTACATTCTTTGTTTTTAGAAGTTCGTTTGCCGGGATATTTTTGTAAAACAAAAGTGGTTGCATGGACGGATATCTGTCTACAATGGATTTTATTTCTGGCGGAAGAATAGCATCCACTCTATCTTGCAATTGTGTTCCAATTCCCTCCAAATAATCACTTAATTTCTTTTCTACTTTTTGGGCAAATTGATTTCTAATCATTTCTTTGTCCGCTACTAATAGTTTAGTCATAATCTCAAATTCTTTTCGTTACTTTTAGTAATACAAACAATGCAATCAGAATCGTAAAAGCACCTATTCCCATTCCTCCTAAAAAAGAAAGTAATCTGTTGGGAGCTGCCTTTACTTCTTCTTTCAAGTTTCCGTTTTCTTCGCTCATCTTGGACAGTCTTTCTTTGAGGCTTTTTACAACTAATTCCAAACTATCGCAAGAAGCTGTTACAATAATGGTGTCACCTACTTTCTGAACAATCACGTTTGCTTGTCCCTTGCTTGTTTCTCTCTTTTCCCCATCTTCCATTTTTTGAGGATTGACAGTGAGTTTTACAATTGAATAGGGAATCTTTACAAGTGTGTCTGTCAGCTCTCTTTCCCAAAATAGGGAATCCTTTAGTGTGAAGTTATAGTCTGTTCTTTGGGAAGGACGGGATTTGCACCCGCCCAAACCAATAAAACAACAAAATAACAAACAAAAAGCAATTACTGAATTTCTTTTCATACACTTTCCTTTATGATTGCAGATTTCAAGAATCCTGTTATCCCTATCCTTAAGGATTTCAGTTTTCCATTCCGAACAACATCCAGTTCAATGTTTCTAAAATCCCTTGCCACCCTTACGCCTTTGATTGTGGCTTCTCCTATTCCGGGAAGCTCTATTGTCTTATCTCTCAATCTGTTTAGAATACAGTTATTCTTCGATTTCATGCGGTTTTAATACGCTTTTGTAAATCACGAAGTTCTCATGTCCGAAACTGATAGAGACGGAATCACATTCTTTTACCCATCCCCTTATTGTTCCTTCCGAATAATTGGAAAGGTTGTCTTTTAGAATAATATTTGTAATATCACTTCCAATTGCTTCATTTTGGTAAAAGTCCCTTGTCTTCCCGTTGAAGTTGTCTAAAAGGATGGCTCTTTCCATCTTTCCGTCTGCCGACATAATAGCAAGAACAGGCTTCTTTTCTATTCGTTGCATATGACTGATAGCTATGTAAAAATTACGTTCCATGGTTGATATTTATTTTATGTTCAACACGTTCTTAATTGTTTTCTCTTGATAGAAGCGTTTTCTATCCTCACTTCCGTCTTTCTTTGAAAAGTCGTTTGCCCTTTTCTTTAACATCTTCGCTTTGTTCTCGGTGGACATCATTTTAAATTCTCCTATGGAAATATCGGGAACTGTTTCGTTCTTTTCTTCTTCATAGGAAACTTGAATGCCACATACCGGACATTTGGGAAGATTTGAAGGGACAAGTTTATTGTACCGAAAGACGAACTTTGCATTTGTCATGGGAGATTTTATCCCAAACCTTTCGCAGTTTTCATTATCACAATAAATTCTTATCATTTTGAATCTGTTTGATTTTGTCCTTCAAAAGAGAAAGTTGCTTTTCCACTTCTTCCAGCCTTGAAGGATCATTTACATTGCTTTTGAGGTAGGAAAGATCATGTTCGATACTTTCCAGTCTGTCTAAGAAAGACAAGACAAAAATATTCAAATACTTACCGTTTGTCATAGTCGAAATTATTTTGTTTGTTACTTATAACGGACGCAAATGTAACAGTATATTATTACATCACCAAGCATTTTTGTACATTTTTGTCTTGAAATTGTCAGATTTCTAAATCAGACCTTTCCGTCTTGCATATTCGGCAATCAGAATACCATCCCTGTCCGGATGTTTTAGAAGCACTTCCGGGAACAACCTTTTCCCTATATCCAAAGAAGCCTTTTTAAGCTCCGGTGCGCCTGTAATTCCCTTTGGCAGTAGCTCTCTTTGCCATTCCTTGGAATCCACAAAAATATACGGTACTTGGTAAAGCTCCAATACAGTCAGCTCTGCTTCCAACGCACGCATGGCAGAACAAGTTGCCTCAAAGCGTGCAGGATTCTTCATGGGACGTTCAACAATCGCAACGCATGGTGCGTGTTCCTGTAAATCTGCAATAATTTCTGCCAATACTTTTACATCCACACGAGAGATGTTTTTCTTTGCTTTTGTGTAATCCTGACCGGAAATAACAGGTGTTTTTACCATGTTGTAGTAGGTAAGATCTTTCCCTGCTATTCCAATCGAGCCGGTCACACCATTATCTATTCCAATATAAAATTTCAATTCTGTTTCCTTACTCATTGTTCAATACGGCTTACGCCGTTCTCCTTTATTATTTTAAGTGTTTTGCACTTAGCGTTTTCATTTGAAATATGGGTGGTAACCAAAATAGGATATTGGATAAACTCCAACGCTTCGATCACATCATACAGGCTTTCTTTCGACAGCCCTTCCGTGATTTCATCAATGGATAGGAATTGCAGTCCTCCCCATTTGTTTGTTTCGTTTATCATATTCTGGATAGCAATGATAAGGGCTATTTCCACCCTTGCGCGTTCTCCACCGCTGTAGTACCAAAAGTTTTCCGCTTCGTCCCGGACAACATACGGAGTTATTTCTTCTTTGATATCTCCGTCCGCTTTTGTCTTGAATCCTTCTATTAAGATACGAAGGTCGCTATTTTCCGCTTTCAGAATGTTGTTCGCTCTCGATTGGATATTTTTTAACTGTTCCAATGCAAGGTACATCTTGAAAGACTTAAACCTGCCGATCCATTCTTTTTTCTTGAATAGAAGTGCGTCCAAATCGGAAAGCTCCTTATCATATCCGGCAATCGAAAGCATAATGTCTTCTATTTGTTTTTCTTGTGAAGACACATCCACTTTCGTAGCCTTTTCTTTCTTGATTTCCTTTATCTGCTTTTCGTTGTCTTTGATGTCGGACATATTGGATTCAATCTTTTCAGACAAGGTTTTCTTTTTCCTTTCCAAAGAAGAAATAGTGTTTTTGGTACGTTCAATATCATCATTGATCTTGTAAATAGATGTATTGATTTCCTGTGCCGACTGACGAATCTTGTCTATTTCATCCTCTTGCTCGTTTTTTATTTGGATGAAAGAAGAAATAAGGTCTTCGTATTCTTTCAAAGATTCGTCCAAGGATTCCATCTCAGAAATAACTTCTTTTTCTTGCTTTCCGATTTTCACTTTCTTCTTTTCCTCCTGTTCCAGCGTAGTGTCTTTCAATGTAAGGAATTTGTGCTTGCATTTTGGACAAGTAATTGCACCGGATAAGTTTACAAGGACTTTTCTAAGGGACACTTTCAAATCGTCATGGATTTTTGAAAGCTCTTCTTTCATTTCCAAGACTTCATTCTGATTTGCTTTTGCTTCTCCCAATTCCTTTTTAACGGATTCGATTGTCTCTTGTATCTCTTTGGTAGAAGGCAGGCAGTCTTTCTTCTTTTCTTCCTCTTTCAAAAGGTCCTCCAGCTCTTCCAAAGCGGAATTATTTTCTTTTATACTTTTGTCTGCACGACTAATTTCATACCGGAAAGAATCAATTTCTTCTTTCAGAGACTTTATCATACCTTCTCTTTTTTCGATACGAAATAGTTTGTCGGCTTCAAAGTCAAAATTGGCAGCATCTTCTATTACCTGTTTTAGTGCTTCTATGCTACCTTCTGCACGATCCTTTTTGCTTTGAATAGCAAGTTTTTGAGAAGATAAAGTGTCCAGTTCTTTTTGAATGATGTCTTTTGCTCCATCCAAAAAGTCGTAATTGATAAACCGGCTGATAAGAGCCAATTTATCTGTATTGGAGCTTTTAAAGAACGATTTGTAGTATTCCTTGCAGATAAGGAAATAGCTTTTTAAATCTTCCGGTGAAATGGCAATCCAAGAAAGGATATAGTTGTTCCCGTCTTTTATGGTAGCAAGTTCTACCGGTTTACCGTTCAAAGACACATTTAGTTTACTGCTTCCTTTTAAGGGCAAAATACGCTCGATAGAGAGAGTTTCTTTTCTTATTGGACACTCTATATCCAATAATACTTTTGCTTCCTTCTCACCCCTTCTAATGAGCTTTTTATCCACACTGCTTCGGTAATTGTTCCCGGTAATGGCAAAATAGACAGCTTGCTGCATGGATGAATTATGGGTAGGAATGTAGTTGTTTGTGACAAACATGCCGTCTTCACCGGAAACAGTTATGCACTGTTGTTCTTCCGCGCCCAAACAAGTAAAAGCGATCATCTTCCGGGAAGATTTACCCAAACATTCCGGCACTTCAAAAAAGACTTCTTCGTTTTTCGATCTTTTCATGATTTCTTCAAGCGGGATCACATGCCAGTCTTCGTCTTTATGCAAACGTACTTTCCATAAATGACTTCTGTTGCATTTGACTTCCGTCCCGTCAGAAAACGTAATCTTATAAGCAACATCAATGTCATGAAAAGGGATTGCTCTTACTACTTGATACCCACCGGAAGGATGAAGGATAACATCTCCTACCTTTATTTCTCTCATTTTTACAAACCCATTAGGAGTAAGGATGTCTGCATCCATTGTTAAGGCTTTCCCGCTACCATTACTTCCTTGATTGTCGTCCGTTTTGTTCAGCCCTACAAGTGCAGTTACCCCATCTTGAAATTCGTATTTAAAGTGTTCGAATGACACGAAATTTGTTGCTTCAATTCTAATCGGCTTCATTTTCTTCTTCCTTGTTTTCAAATGTTGTTTCTTTCTTTCTGAACGTATCAAGAACATCCTTCTTGATTTTCCCAAACAGCTTTGCATCTTCCAAAAGACGTTTTCTTGTTTTCGGGAAACCGAACCCTATCTTTTCTTCACCATAATAGATGTAAGTCCCCTTTTTGGAAAGTACACCCAAATCAAGTCCCATGTTCACAATTTCCATCACCTTGTCAATCCCTACCCCGAACCGGATAATGATTTGACATGCTTTAAAAGGCGGTGCAACCTTGTTCTTTTTGCAAGTTATCTTCACCTTGTTGGAAACTTGTGTTTCCCCTTCCTTTTCTGAACCCACACGGGCAAGCTCGATTCTCTGACTTGCATAAAAAGGAATGGCAAACCCTCCCGGCGTTGTGGTGGCCGCGCCGTATCCGCCTATGTTAGACCGGATTTGATTGATGCAAAAAAGGATACATCCGGTCTGTTTACAGATGTTCTTTAGGATATTTACTTGGGAGCTTAAAAGACGCGCTGTAAGCCCTATATGTGCGTCCCCTGCCTCTCCATTCAAAAGAGCAGTAGGAACAAGTCCGGCAATGGAATCGATCACAACAAGTCCGATAGATTCTTCATTGCACATTTCCTTTGCTATTTCAAGCACTTCTTCTGCGGTAGAAGGCTGGGAAAGGATAAACTTGTCGGGGGACAAATCAATTCCTATCGCCTGCATGTATTTTGGATCAACAGCGTTTTCCGTGTCAAGATATCCTACCGCTTTTCCTGTTTTCTGCACTTCCGTTGCCAAATGGAAAGCAATACTTGTCTTACCGGAAGAAAAGCCTCCGTAGGCTTCCACAACACGACCTTTTGCCCATCCTCCACCAAGTATTTCGTCCAGTAGGTAAGAACCGGAATGAACAAATTCAATGTCCTGCCTTTTCCCTGCCACAGCATCCTTGCCAAAACGATCTTCTATTCTTGAAATAAGATCACCTAAACGATTGGGTTTCTTTTCTTCTACAGGTTGTTCGTCTGTCACAACAAGAGCTTCTTCTATCTTTTTAGTTTCCTTTTTCTTCGCCATAAAGCAGTTTGTTTAAAATTTCCTTTCCTTCTTTTTCATCATATCCGTTTTCTTTGCAGAAAGACGAAAATCTGTCTTCTATATCCTTTTTCTCCAAAGTCTTTACCTCTACGGTAGGAGCAAGGACTTCCTTTATTTCTATTTCCTTGAATTTCTTTTTGATGTCCACACCTTCTTTTGTAAAAGCATCTTTATCAAAAGCATCAAGTGAAGATTGTTCTCCCCAAACCTTTACCCTTACACGAGCGGTAGGGTTTTCTTTCTTGAACTTGTTAATAAGTGCCACCGCTTGCTTGTGTGGTGTTTCTTCTAAGTCAATTTCCAGTTTTTTGAATACTGTTCCTTTTGTGGAAGGGATAAGATCGACTTCCAAATCAGAATCCAGAAGCCAAAAACCCTTCTTTTCATCTTCCCCAAAATTGTTCTGTTGAACACTTCCCAAATGGTAAATGTTACTGCCTACACGTTGGTAATTATGATAGTGTCCCAAATACACTTTTTTAAACATCTCGAACATGGAAGGCTTTAGTTCGCTTTTTACTTCTGTACCGTCCATGTTCTTGCTACCGGTTACGGCAAAGTGCCCGAATAGGATGTTCTTCTTTCTCTTGTCCCCGATTTCTGCCAATTCGTCAAGTAAAATGTCATCAGTGAAAAATGGCAGGAAAAAGCAATAAACCCCTTCTATCTGCATACCGTCCAATTCTTCCACCAAAGTAAAAGAAGGATGATGCTTGAAAGCTGTAAGAAATGACTTTTGACTTGAATAGGATGTTTTGTCATGATTACCGGGAATACAAATTATTTGATGTCCGTTTTCGTCATACGCTTCCAATATTTCGTGAAGCGTAGAAAGGCACACCTCCCTTTGGGATACCCTGTTGTCAAAAACATCACCCAGCCAGATATGAGTTTTAATACCCTTTTTGTCGGCTATTTCCATTTCTTCCAGCAAAATATCTTTTATGGTAGAAGCATTTCCCTCTGACAGATGATGGTCGGTTGAGATTATAGCTAAATATTTTTTGCTCATGTTTGTTTTGTTAGAAAGGAAGGGGACTGTATTTCAAGTCCCCAAACCAAATTAGAAAAATATGAAAACTAAAAAAGAAGAAATTATTTCTTTTTCATTCTGGCTTTCAGCTCTTGCAATCTTGCTTTAGCCTTTAGAAGTTCTTCGTCCTTGTCCGTAGCATCTTCGTCAATAGGAGATTCTTCTTTGGGTTCTTCCTCATTTTCCGGTTCATCGTCCGATTCCGGTTCAGATGCCGTTTCTGTGGAAGTTTCATCTTCTTCCGGGAAAGGAAGTGCCTCTCCAGCTTGTGCCAAATCATACCAAGAACGAACCTCTGCTATTGTCAGATCGTCCGGCAATTCAGCTTCCGGGTACTCTTCTCCAATATAGTCTTCCAAGAACTTTTTCATCTTTGAAAGGGGAGGGTAGGAAGCGACTTTTGCTGCTTTTTCTTTTGCCGGTGCACTTGCCGGATTCTTTCTCGGAGCAGATTTTTCTTCTTCCTCATCTTCGTTTTCCGGTTCTTCCGCTTTCTTTGACTTAGAAGTGGATTTTGTCTTTTTGGGAGCTTCATCTTCCCCCTCATCGTCTTTGCTACCCTCTTCCGGGATCAATGCAGCCATCTCCTCTATTTCAGTAAGGAAGCCATCATCAGCAAAAATATCGTATCCGTTTTCTTCGTCAAAACGCTTCAACCCGTCAAGAGCCATATTGAAATCTTTCTGTGAATAAACATCCTTGTAGATTTCTTCCAGCGTAGGAACTTCATTCAAGAAATACTCCATATCTTCATCAGGAATAACAGTTTCTTCAAAGAACTCATCCCAAGTTTGTCCTTTTTTCGGAATACCGGCAGACAAAGAGTAGGTTTTCTTTCCTTTATCATCTTCCCCCATTGTGATCACAAGCGGGTATGCTCCTTCCAATTGAGAGAAAATATCGAAAGAAACCGTTTCATCGTCCGACATTTCAACCGAAATTTCCTTTATGCGGTTCATCCATGTTCCGTACAATTGCAAACGGGCAAAGTCTTTTGTTCCTTGGTACACATAGCAAACATACGCCAAAGACGGGTTGATACCCCATACGAACTTGTTTCCTTTTTTGTACCCCATAATAGGGTTAAGGAATTTTCTGCGTTCTGTATCGTCCTGGTATTCTTCGGAAGCCTTTTTTCTCACATAGTCGCAATACAGGACAATAGGGTCTTTCCCTTTCAAAAGATTCTTTCCGTGAATGTCGGCGCAGAAAACATTCTTGTCTTTTACCTCTTTGCCGGTCACCTTACCGTTCGCATCATAAGTAGGAACTTCTACACGCAATTTGGACATCTTACAAGCTACATAAGCCTTTCCCATTGCTGGAACGACACGAAATACGTTCTTTCCTTTCTGAACAGTAGCAAAGCCTGTATAGCTCTTACTACCTTTGTACATTGTCTTTTCAGCCTGTTTTACTTCTGCTTCTACATCTTCAATTGATTGCTTCTTGAATTTAGATTTGTCAAATTTCATAATTCTTTTTAATTTAATTGATTGATAAATAAATCGTTATTTCTCTTTTACCTGTTTTAAAAACGCTTCAATAATCTGCTTTTGTTCTTTTTCAAACATACCCACAAATTCTTTAAAAGAAACAGGTTTATTTGCCTTGTCTTCTGTCTCAAAATAGGGTACTCTTTCGGCAATTCCTTTTAAGTCTATACCATAGGCTTCTGCCGTTTCATACTGCTTGCCCGTTTCCTTTGCTGTTCTGATTCTGTACAAATCCCATAGAAATGGTGCATTCGTACATTGAACGATTTTAAACTCTTCCGTTAGTTTGATTTCCATATTATTCTTTCTCTTTTATGATTAAAAATGTATTGATTTCACCTTCTACCAAATTGTCCAGAAATTCTTCCGGTGTTACCTTCGGGACAAGTCCCGTCAACTTTTTGTCCTTTGACTGCAACGCCCAATAGAGACTGTCTATTTCTGCCAAATGCTTTTTCTTTTTGACCAAATCCTTTTGCATGGCATGTAGCTCTGGATTGATTGTCAAAATATCATCCAAAGAACTTTCCGTAAGTTTTACAAGTCCTATGTCTTCCACTTTAACCTTTCCACCGTTTACAATAGATTCACGTCTTATCTGTGTAGCAAGTTGTGCTTTATAGACATTAAATTCCACTTTTGCAGATTCATACTCTGATTCTGCTTGTGCCCTAAGAAGTCCTACTTTGTTCAACAGGACGGAACAAGTGGCGATTTCCCCATACAAATTTGCATGGTCTATGGAAGTCACCGCATCCATGTCCAATTCGTTTTTCAAATCATTGGAGAGTAAAACTATTACTTTATCTCCAATATTCCTTACAAGTTTCATACTCCAAGTTTTATAAATTTACTGTTACTGTTTACTTGCAACACATATTCTTCCTTAAATTTGTCAAAGTTAGCCTTTCCACTTAGTAGGAGGATGTTTTTCTTTGAAGATATGAAGAAATCTGCATTCCCCTCGTAATCGTCAGGGAAAATAACCACACGAAGGAATTTGTAATTACTTTCAAGCAAGAGATTGGCAAACCGCCCTTTCTTTCCTTCTCTTTCTTCCACTTCCAAAACATAACCACCTACCATAACCATTTCATAGGTCGAGCCGTCATAGTTTTGCAAATCTTCCACATTATAGAAAACTCCATTTTTGACTTTTGGCTTTAAATATTCCCTTACCAATCCTTCGTAGTCGAAGAAAGCAAAACCGGACTTGTTCTTTTGTTGTAAAAGCCACCACCAATCCTTACCAATCTTTTTCTTTTCAAAAGCAAGAAAATATTCATCCTTCTCTTTGTCGATTTTGATCTTATTCTTTTCCCGATACTTTCCAAGCATGAACTCCCTTGCAGAAAAGATATTGGAAAATTCCCTTGTTTCATCCATCATATCAAACGCACCGGAATAGATAAGATTTTCAATAACGGATTTGCTCACTGCCGACCCTTTGAATGTGTGACGATCAATAAATTCAGCCAAAGAAAAATACTCTCCATTTTTAGAGCGTTCTTCCATAATCTGATTCTGTGCCTTTTCTCCTACTTGTTTTGTTGCATTGATTGCCCAATAAATACTATTATCTTTTTTGTCCGCTACAATGTTTATATCAGACTTATTGATATTTACAGGTTTGATTTCGATCCCTTCTGTCTGCTGCATTTCATTGACGTATTGAGGAAAGTCATCTTCACTTGCACGGGACAGAGCAGCCGACCAAAATTCCAAAGGATAATGCACTTTCAGCCATAAAGAATTGTAAGCATTAATGGCGTATGCAGCAGCATGACTGTTACAGGTTACAATTCCATTTGCAACAAAATTGTGATTTTCATCTTCCATTTCAATGTCATACACATCTTCATTGCCTACAAATCTTACAGAAATAACATTTGCCATTTGCGCATTGGAGCTATCATTAGCAACAAACAAAGTTTTTCCCATAAGAAACTCTGCATATACCTTCCCTTCTGTTGTAGGGAATTTATGGTTTCCTGTTGTTCTTATCTTCTTCCCATCAACAAGAGAAATTTCATATACAGGTCTGTTGCCGGAATACCTAACGTCTTTTATTTTGGAAAAATACAACGAACCATTTTGTTTCATACTTTTTGCCATAAAAGAGTTGCATTCTTGATTGTAAAAAACATGAAACAATCTTTCAACTGTTATTTCCCCTAATCCAACAACATATACTAAAGTCCTGAAACTCACACACTTATTGAACGAATACTTAGCAAATTCCTCCATCTGTTCCCAAAGAATTTCAGCATTCTTTTCTGTTACCCCTTTGCTTCCAAATTTACCAACATATCCTTCAATAAATTTAGTTTTTAATGGAAGTAAAACATCTAACTTTTTCTTACCTAATGATTTTCTTACTTTATCACATGTAACTAAGTCAAAGTCAGCAAGTTGATTGCAAATGTTCATAATCTGTTCTTGATATACCAACACAGAATAAGTATTTTTCAGAATTTCTTCCGCTCCAATAGGATATTCCGGTTCTTTTTCTCCATTTTTCAAAGCAATGTAGTCCATGTGAAAACCATTTTCCATTGGCCCAGGACGGAACAAAGAAAGTGCTGCCACTACATCATCCATGTTTTTAGGCTTCAATTTTTGAGTATAGGCACACAATCCCTTTGCCGAAAACTGGAATATGTCACTAAGCCAACCATTTGCAAAATACCTGTAAACCTCTGGATCGTCATACTCAATATCTGAATAGAGATTGATTTTCCTACCCGTATTCTTTTCAATCAGATTCAGAATATCAGTGAATTTATCCAATTGCTCAATACCAAGAATATCTTCTTTCAAAAAACCGGCTTCATCCATTTCTCCACCTTCCCATTCACTGATAATCAAATCACCCGATTTTCTAACCGGACACCATTCGTACATTGACTTTTCTTTTGGAAAGATCATCATAGCGCAAGCATGAATAGAAGCTGCTTTTTGCTGACCTAAAAGAAGGAAAACAATATTCATCATTTCTGGATATTTATTCAGAAATTGATTTATTTCTGATCTCTTACAAGCAAGTTTCAAAAAATCTTCTTCCGTCTTTACATCTTCTATCATTTTAGTAAGCCTCCTAAGAGTAGGAACTGAAGCTCCATAAATCTTTCCTACATCATTTATAGCCTGTTTTATCTGTAAAGTAGTGTACGTGCCTACAGAACAAACTTGCGAAGCTCCAAAACGATTTTCCATGTATTGTTTTACTGCCGGTCGGTATTCTCCCGGCACATCTGTATCAATATCTGGAAGGCTGGATAAAACCCTACCTTTATTCAAAAACCTTTCAAAAATCAAACCAAAGTGCAATGGGTTTGTATTTACCAATCCAAACAGATAAGAAATCAAAGAGCCACTGGAACTTCCACGACCACCACCTAACAAGATATTATTCTTTTTGCACCAATTGACAATATCGCGCAAAATCAAAAAGTAATCAACAACCTGTCCGTATTTGATTACATCTGATTCTCTTTCGATTCTTTCTACAAGTACATCTTCCGAGTAATCTTTCAAAAGTTCCGGTTTGTTCTCCAAGCCTTCGTAAATCAAAGAATCAAACATATCTTCATTGGAGGTGTACTTTTTCTTTTCCTCCTTTGTCATTTCGTAACGGGGGAGATGCCGTGTATCGGTAGGGATTTCAAAGTTGCAACTCTCCGCAATCATATCGGCATTGCTTCTTGCTATCATATAAAATTCCTCTCCCTTTTCGCTGTCTCCAAATAAAGAAAGAAGCTCTTCCATGTAAGTCGCTTCATCTTTGAAATACTGGTTGCCGGATTTGTAGTTTACTTTTCCATCAATCTTATTTACAACTTCTCGAAGTATAGCGTATTCTGGCTCAATGTAATAAGCATCACAAATAGCCACAGGTTTCATTTTGGACTTGTAAAAACTTTCAAAGTTCATCAAGTAGGAAGTGTCCCTATCATTCTTTGTGTATTCCACAGTATCCGCTTGCCAGAACACATTAGGTTTACTTTTTAAAAGGATAGGAACATCTTCAAACTGTATCGTTTTCGGATCAAACACAATATACACATCTGAAACGTGTTCCGACATGTCTTTTGGGGAAGCAAACTTTCCACTATCACCACAATTCAAAACTTTATTTAATGCAAGTAGATGCTGCCAGCCCTTTTCGTTCTTTGCATAAACTTTGTAGGTATAGACGATATCCTTCTTTTCGTCCTTTACCGGGACTTCCAATCCAAACACGGGGACAATCCCTTCTGCTTTGCAAGCGTTTTGAAATTTCAATGCGCCTGCCAAAGTTGCTTTTTCAACAACCCCCAATCTTTCTATTCCTAAGAATTTGGCTTTCTTTACCCAATCCGGGTACAATCCCGTACCATTCAAAAGTTCAAACGATCCATGTACTCCCAAAAAATTAGTGGAAAGACCTGCCATTTCACTTTGTCCCCTCCACTTTACCCGGTTCAGCTTAGGTTCGTTTTCCTTTCCTTTATCCAATGTGTACCATACACCGCCAAGGCGGAAGATGTAACCATCTTCTTCGGTGCGCTCACAGTCCCAACGAAAATCCTCTGAAAAGAAATATCCGTCCTCGTTAGGTTCAAAAACTTCGTATGATTTTCCCTCAAAGAAAACAGTGTAATTTTCTTTGTCGAGAGAGTATTGTATGGTATTGGAAGAAAGGTATTCTTCCAACTCATTTAAAAGTCGATCCATCATGTTTTCTTCTTTTCGTTTTCACAAGCAAACATACAACTTTTGTATGCAATCATTGTATGTTTTTACAATCCTTAACCCTGTTTTTAACCTAAGTTCATTCTTGTGCTAAGTACACTTTTTATAAACTTCAATCGATTAAAAGGAATGTCATTTGGTACTACTTCATAAGATAATCTTCTTTCCATCAAAAACTTTCTTATTTCTGCATCCCAACATTTTCTTCTTTCTGCGTCCGCCATTCTTTCCCCATCACTCTCTACTTCCCAATAAATAGGGAAATAAAAGATAACAGGAAGGAAATATTCACTAACGTTTATAAAATCCAATTGTCTTTTCAATTCCGCATCTCTTTGAATAGAAGCAGGAATTTTCTTTGTAAACGTATGCACGTCTATTATGCTTCTATCGGAAACATAGCAATCTGTGTTCAGCAATTCCGCATACCTATCAAAAATCAGTTTTTGATTTTGGACGGAAGTAAAGGAAGGTTCTATCTTTCCTTCCTTTACCAACTGTCTTGTTATGCTATCTATCTTATCGAACCGGTCAAACGACCTGTCTTTCTTTAAAAGTTCAAACACAGAAGTCTTTCCGACACAAGAAGCACCCAAAAAAGTTACCGCCCTAACCATTACCGATTATCTCCGTCACCGTGAATTTTGTTTTCTGCCTTTCTCTTTGCCAGTTTTTCCACATTCTGCTTTGCAATGGAAATCAAAGACTGGTTCGATTCCTTTCCTTCAATGTAGACAACAAGATTCTGCAATCCCACAAGAATCTGTTCCAATGCGGTATGACAAAGTTCTTTTCTCTTTTCGGGGAAAGGTTTGCTGTAATCATCATCCCGGAAGTATTTCTTCACTTGACCGTTAATGATACCTACCTGTTGGAGCAAATAGGAGGGACTTAATCTGTACACATCCGTATCGTCCAATCTGCGCAATTCTTCGGGAAACTCCAATGCAGCTAAATCCAATTCCTGTCTTGTCATTGCAACATACCAAAGGACGTCTCCTACTTCTTTCATGATTTCCTTTGCTTCGGCAGCATTGTCCACCTTTTCAAAAACTTCTGCCAATTCATTGGTAAGTCCCATTACTACATACGGGATAGCTACCTCTTTTGCATAACACGCTGTTGAAGCCGCGTGCGCTTCATACTCTTTAAAAGTCATAATACGAAATTTAAATTAATTGATTTACAACAACTTACCATCAAAACACATGATAAGTCTTTTTATTTTGATGTTCGAATATTCCACATCTTTTTTCTTTCCGTTCACTTTGATAGTGACCGTTTGATTCTTTATATCGTTCTTCAAAATCCGATACTCCTTGTCGTCATAAATAACAATCTGATCCTTTCCAAGCAAATAGATCATATCCCAAAACCACTGCGAGTTTCTTTTCTGTTCATTGGTGGAATACTGGAAATTGGGAATACCGGTAGGATTCAAGAACTCTTTCTCATAAAAAGAAAAATATTCTTCCACCGAAAAGAAAATAGACCGTTTAAAATGTCTTTTTGCCAACAACTCGATCCGTTCCTTTTTAAACTCTGCGATATCATTTGCCATCTTGACAAATTCGGGCTTATCAAAAATAAGGCTTCTTACCTTGTGGGTAAAGTATTCCAATTGGAGCACTTTCAAATATTCGTCTATCGATAATTCTCTGCTTCTGTCCATTTGATTTTATGATTTGTGATTTTCAACAAAAGTAGGAATAACCTACCACATTCTCTTGATTTTTGACACGTAAAAATTGATAGGATCGTACAAGTTATCCAAAACTTCTTCCAGATAATCAATATCCATATCACCGGGATCAATACCGGGTCTGTAAAGATAAGCTATCTTGGTATTAAATGACTTTGCAAGCATCAACCCTGCACTTTTGGATTCCTCGACAGTTGCATCATCATACATCAGAATCACATTCTCTATCCCTTTTCTTTCTAAATAGGATATTTGTTCTTTACTTATACTGTTCCCGAAGGTGAACACGCATTTCAAGTCCCTGCAATCCCAAAGTCTCAAAAGATTGTCTATGCCTACTTTGTCAAACAATCCTTCCACTATTATCACATCCTTTACAGTAGGAGAAAGCTCATTGTAACCACCTAATATTTTTGTAAAGTTCGTGCCTATACTGTTTTCGTATCGTAAATGCGGCTTAGTACCTGTTTCCTTTGCCCTTTCCAAATCTCTTTTATGCCACTCTTTGGAATACCTGCTTCTGCCAAGCCACCCTACCAGCTTATCGTCCATCTTCATTTTGAAGATGATGTAATTTTTCAAATCCTTTTCTAAAATAGATTTGGTTTCAGAGGGTTCAAAAAGTGCATAGTGATATGCTCTAAACCCTCTTTCGTCTAAATAAGGATCGGATTTCAGTCTTTCAAGACGAAGGGGAAGTTTTACCTCCGGCAGTTCTTCGTTTTCACCATTTTCTTCTTCTTCATCTTTCAAAGGTGTAAGTTTTACACTTAATGAATTTTGGTATTCCATTCGGATAAGGTCTTTTCTCCCCACCTTGTCCAGAAAATCCTTCAACGGTTTTTTGCTACCGCATTTCCAACAGTGAAACACACCGCCGTGAGGATTCAAAAGAACACCCCATTTCTTCGATTTTCCACAATAGGGACAATCCATGTTTTTATTGGAGAGCCACCCCTGCGAACCGAATATGCGAAGTCCAATCGCTGCCTTTACTTCTTCTTCATCTATCCTAATCATGATCCTAAATACTTTCCATTTTGTCTGCTTCCGTCTTTTTCTTACGTGCCTGTTTCTTTATCTCTTTCCTTTCAGAAATTTGATTGTACATCTCCATCGTTCGCCCCCTGTGATAGAAACGTCTTTTGTCGTAATTGGTAGCAATCGTAATCACTTCTTGACTTTCCTTGTAATCACGGAGCTTGTCGACATAAATACGAGCCGTTGCGTTTGCCTTTTCCTCTATTGTCATATTCAAAGTAAATACAAAAGAAAAAGGTTTTACAAGCGTTTTGTCACCTTCTGTATAAGAACGGTCAATCACCTTATCCGGGTTGTTCCATACTTCAAACGGGACATCACTTGTCTGTGTGGCCGTAATGATAGGAGCACCTATTTCATCCGCCAAGTTCTTCAAAAGCTGGGCACAAGTCTGTAGTTTTTCTTTCTTGTGATCAGGATCAGAATCTATCTTTTTGGATATACCGGTCTTTACCAAATCCAGAGAATCGAGTATTACCAATCCGGGGAACTTGCCATGTGTATTAAAATAGTCATAACAAAGCTGCCGGACATCCCCCATAGAAGCCTGTCCGAACTTTTTGAATCCATACACTTCAATGTCAGAACTAAGCTCTTTTACTTCTTTAATAGCCTGTTCTATCTTCTTTCTGTCCTTTGGACTGATATTGCCAGATTTGATATCGGAATAGGATTGAGCAGACCATAACTGGTCATATATTTGCATACAGGCTTTAACCCCTCCTTCCAATTGAATATGAAGAACCGGCACACCTCTAATAGCAGCAGAATACCCATGCCATTTTAATATGGTCGACTTACCCTTACCCGATTGACCTATCCACATTGTTGTATCCCCCATCTCCATACCACCAAAAGAGACATCATCCAACCTATCTATTCCAAAAGGTACTTTTATAGGCTTTTCAACAATCATATCGTTTTCCATGCGTCTTTCTACCATTCGTTCATGAAAACCCCCGAAAACAGACTGGAAACCCCCTGATTTGGAGCGAAAGGACATCTCCAATATCCTTTGGGATTCTTCAGCATTGACACGTATTGCTTCTTCCTTCTTTCCTTCTTCATACAAGTCATGCACTTTCCTTGAAAGAAGTTCAAATTCCGTTTCCTTGACAAAAGACTGCAATTGGTCTATTGCAATTTCCCTGTCTATCAAAGCCGCCTTCTTTATTTCCTTTGCAGCGAGCTGCACGACATCCTCGTCACATAATTTCTGACAAATAGCACCGATAGAAGGTAGCTTGTTCTTTTCTGTATATTGTATGATCGCTTCCCTAAGAACGAATTTATAACCTACCCATTCTTTAGGAATCAATTCGTATTTCAAATATTCCGAAGCTATACGCATTATGACTTCATCGGAAAACATCAATTTAAAGATTTCCGCCATGAAGCCGGGATTCAGTTTGCCCATTTCCTATATTTTATTTACACCATGTTTATACTAAAACTATTACCTGATCCATTTTCTTCGCGAAGGGTATGTATGGATAAAAAATTTGACATCACAATGTCATCGTGTCCCGAACTCGCTTCCAATTTCCCTTTATCGCTTCTGAAAGTAACGGACGCAAACTCACTGAACATCAACTCTACCTTTTGTCTTGTGTCCCCTTCCTTGTATGGAACTTTAATCTGTCCTCTTTCAAACATGGCAGACAAAGACGGAAGACCGGAATAGAGGTCTTTCTTGTTCCCTTCTGTTGTTGTAAACTGCTCGATATTGGAAAGTCCCCTTTCCCTTGCAAGTGCAGACAAAATCCCTTGGAAACCGTTTGCCTCACATACTATTTTATCCGGCTTATACAAACGGTTGAAAAGAACAATCTTATCTACCTGTTCGTTATGGGACATCCCCTTTGCACGGAAATAGTTTATCAGATAGAAGTTGTTCGAATAGTCAATACCCCAAACAGAATAGACAGTATAGTCAGCACCAATATTACCAGATACGGCAAAGTCACATCCTACCACTACTCTTTGAAGCTCAAACGGGAAAAATTCTATACTGTCCGCAAAAGAAACTTTGTCCATCCCTGTAGTTGACCTTCTTAGATACTCATAAGGAAATATCGTTGAATTGTCTGAAATAGGGATAACCAAATACTCACGAGCAAATACAATAGAACCAAGCTCTGTCCTTTTTGCTTTTATATCCTCAAAGGTGTATCTATCCGGTGCAAGTGGTCTACCGTCCGGGAAAACAATAGGGTATTCAAACGAATAGAAACGTTTATCACCTTTTATCACATTGTACAGTTCATTCGGAGCAGTTGAATAAGGTGTACCGGATACAATCAAATACCCGTATGGTTCTACAATAGGTGTAATTGTACCCCTAAAGACTTCCTTCAGCTTTTCCCTTTGTTCATCACTATACAAAGAACTTTCGTCCGGCATATCGTCTATGATTGCTGCACCAACGTGCAGACCACGAATAAACCCGTCCTTACCACGGACATGAAGTATAGCACCGTTCTCACCTTCTATTGCTGTTTCACCTAATTTCGCCTTTCCATTCGGATCAAGTTTTTCTTTTAAAATATCGTTAGTAGTGATTTCTTCTATGATCTTGTTCACATGCACCTTTGCAAGTGTCATAGTGTTTGTGATCATAGCCGTCTCTTTCCGGTTCTTGTTATCAACCGTATCACCTCCATAGAGCATAGGTCTCGTGTAAGAATACAATCGCCACAAAGGAAAGGAATAACACCACATATAGCTGTTATGACAAACCGTACCATCTTCTAATAGGAACTTATGGTCACCATCACAGGTAAAACCGTAATAGTCATCTTCACCAACCAAAGACACATAAATTTCCGTCTCTCTTAGTCCGTTCTTAGTAGACCTATAACCTTTATAAGAAAAACCCTTTCTAAGGTTCATTTCCGCCACTTCTACAGGAACAATGCTCCTATCGGATAGGCAAAGCAGGTGTCCTTCGCTTACGGTATAATCCATACCACCTATTTGCCTTACTTCATACATAGGACATCTTCCTCTGTGAAGCTCTAAGACTTTTCGAGGTTTGAAGTCCTGTCCCATTACTTTGTCACCTACTTTTATGTCCTGTACCTTCTTCAAAGAGCCATCCGCCATAACAACTAAAGTGTTGATACATAGACATTTGCCTGCTCCTCGGGCGCACAGGTAACTGCTCCAAGGAAAGAGCTGCGTAAGGTTCCCCCATTCCAAATTTCTCCATCCTAAATTGAAATTGGAAAGGACAGTCGCATTGAAATAATTGTACGAAAGGATTCTTAGGTTTTCATCCATTGAAGCAAACAAGTTGTCCACATATCCCAATTTTTCAGTATCAAGAGATCGTCCAAAATTCATTGCATACTCTGTCTGATCTATAATAGTTTCAAGCATTTTATCCATATCCCTTTTATATCCCCCTGAAAAGAGTTGAGATATAGTAGGAGAAGGAAGCCTGTCTATTATATCGTCTACAGTAGTAAACAACCTCTTTGCTTGCAAATCAGTCAGAATCCCACCTTTTGAATTATATACTATCGCCATGCTTTACAAAGCAAATTTTTCTCGGAAAGGATTCTTGACTGTCATACCGTCTTGTTCGGTAGCTGTTCCTTCCCCTCGAAGTTTCTTTACGAAATTTATCATAAGCAGTGCGTTCGCATAGGTATCATCACCGGCACGATGGGCGTTCACCAAATCAATGCCTTCTTTGTCGCAAATGGTATGCAGTTGATAGTTTTCAACCTCTCCATAAGCCATGTGAGCCAATTGCATCGTATCCAACGAAAACTTTACATACTTGCTTAGATCATCTCCCATGAACTTAAAAAAGTTCTCCAAAAAGGCATTATCGAACCCTACTATATTATGTCCGCAAAGCGTACATAATTGACGCGGATTTTTGTACCTTTTGAAAATCTCCAGACACTTTTTGTAAGCCTCTTTTAACGAAATTGCCTTTTCATTCTGGATAGATTCAGTAATGCCATGTATTGCTTCCGCTTCTGCACTATAAACCAGCCCTTCTTTATAGTCATGTGGCAAAATCATAGACACTTCTTCACATATTTCCAATTTCTCCATATCTATGACCACAAATGCAATTTCTATAAGTGCAATTGTATCAAAAGCCGGTTTGTCTTTTGAAGGAATCGAACCAGTTTCGCAATCATAGCATATCAAATACTTACTCGAACTTTTCATTTTCTTTACATTAAAATTTTCTTTCCATAAATTCTTGCCAACTCAAATTCTGCCATACAACCCTTTGATTCCTGCCAATTTGGTACAAAGAAAACAGCATCACATTCCAAAAGTGCTTCAACGCTCCTACCCATATAATAGGAGTAGGACTCACCTTCTTCATCGCAAACATCAAAAGGAGTAACAATTTCATCACCCTTTTCTTCAAGAAACTTCTTAACCTTTTCTACGTATTCTTTCGTTTCTTTTATATCATGCCCAGAAATAGGCAAACTTACATATATCTTCATTCCATTTTCTATTTTGTTTCTCTTACAAGTTTCCACAACCTTACATTGCTTCCTATCGGTACGCAAGGGACAATGCTCAATCCTTCTCCCAAATAGGAAGGGACTTTGCCCATTACCGCATAAGCTCTGATGTTCCAGTATGAAAACTTTCCACCATCTTTCTTTTTGTAATGCTCATTGAAATAATCTGTCATTCCAACGAGATTTAAATTCTTTACTATAACTTCCTTAGCCATAGATTATTAATTCAACACTAATTTCAATCTATCGAAATCACGGGAACAGTTTTCCTCGCTTTCGTATCGGACGTGAATGTTTTTGTAAGGATTATCCTTTAACGTTATATCGTCCAGCATTCTATTTATGATTATTTCCGGTACACCTTCATCTGTATAATCCATTTCTACGGAAACAATAAATATTCTTGTCAAAGCCAATTTCCCATCAGAAAACACAAACATACGCTGTTTTTTCGTATATTCTTTTTCTGACCACTTAACACATTCTTCGGTAAAGTCAGCAATACTTTTCGTATCTTGAAGTGCTATTACATCTTCCAACTTTCCTTTCAGAACGTTCAGTTTCAAATCCCCGAATAAATTTGCAACGGATTGAAGTAATACCTCCATGTTTTCATCTATTCGCATACATCCAACTCAATTAAATGATCATTTTCTCTAAGAACTTCCCTTGTTCGTCCGTTCTGCGTTTCCACTACCAGCATAGTGCCATCTTCCACTTGGTAGGAACTGATCACTTCGCCTTCAAAGTAATAGCATCCTTCTGTCCAGCATACTGTCATAGCATTAAAAATTAAAGATTATACATTTCCTGTTTTACTTTCCTAATATAAGACTTGACTTTCTTTCCTCTGTGGAAAACGATCGCCTTGTCTATATCTTTGGTAGGGTTGTGGTGGGATTGGTATATTTCAAACATTTCTCTTGACTTTACAGGATCAAATCTGTCTTTATAGGAATAGAGATGTCTCCCTTTTATCCGGTTCACTTCGTCCACATAAACCTTCAACATCTGAAACCTACCAGAAGCGGAGCTTACCTTGTTTTTCGCTTTATCATCGCAACCGGATTCAACCATGCAAATGGCATGAACCAACCTTTCCCATACAACCTTATCTCTATCTTCTTTCGTAGTGGAAAGAACTTTTGCGTCAGAAACAAGAAGGGGAATAAACGACAATACCGTCAATACAAGAATCTTTTTCATACGATTTCCCTTTCGTTAAATTCATGTAATCTGTGACAAGCGGAACAAAGAAGTTCGATATTGTTCTTATCCAGCTTCAAATCCGGTCTTGCTCCTCTTGATCTGATATGCGAAAAGAAAATAGCTTTTGGTTCATCCCCCAAAGGCTTTCCACATTTTACACAAACATGAGGTCTTTCCTGCCATATCTCCGTAAATAAGGATTGAAGGTCACCTCTACGTTCTTTGGTTGTTTCTGTGTCACAATCTTTACAGAGCCACTTCATCCTATTGTAGATGTAATGATTTTCACCACATCTTTTACAAGGACGATATTCGTATTTCTCCTTCTTTTTCAGCACGTTACTCAAACTTATAGCTTTTAATTCTTTCAATCTGATTTTCAAGATACTGAACTCTCTTATCAACCGTTGCGTTAATAGCTTTCTTTGCTTCTTCTTTTGTGAAAAACACATCTCTGCCAATTTTAGCCATTTCACGTTCTCCTTCCAGGATGATATACTCCAGACCTCTGAAAGTAGTTGTTTCCCATTTTTTTACTTCTTTAATTTCACCTGTCATAAGTGCTGAACGCACGTCATACATTACTTTTTCTTCCATAACAATTTAAACTTTGTATTCTGTTAAACCTATCTATTAATTCACACACATAGTCCATCTTTTTCTCACTTTCCTTACTCGAAAGATAGATAAACCCGAAACTCCTTACAAACTTAGGGTTTCCAAACCATCCGTACCTTACGATCAAAAGCTCTGCTCTTTTCGTATCGTAAAAACAAGGGACAATTTTAACTTCAAGTTCCTTTCTTCTTTTTCTCATCTGTCCTTATATTTTTCTTCACACAATTTTATATACCTGCATCCTTTGCATTTCTTTTCATGATACAAAAACCCATCATAGCTTTCACAAAGGATGTATCCTCTCGGAGAATCAAAATAAAGCTGTCTTTCTTTATCCAAATAGGAATCAGACAAGGCTTCTTCTTTCTGGATAGGGTTTCTAAGGTCGTATTCCATAACGAATTTAGAGGTAAACCACATATCCTTTTGTGTTCGTTTTCTCCATCTTTCAATAGCTGCTTTCCCTATCACATTAGGAAGAGGAACAATACTCAATTTCGACACCGACAAAAGAAAAACCTGTCTATTAAACTGAAAGGTAAGATAGTTCCAAAGATTCCCCACTATTTCGTTTTCAAGAAAATCTTTTATCCTTTCCTTGTCTTTTCTTTTTGCATGAAACTCATACTTCGGGTTGTTTGTCAGTTTCCCCTGTAAGTATTCATAAATCGTTTCAAATTCTTCTCGTCTTGTCATTGCTGTCGAAATTAGATTATAAAATCATTGTATACAAAAGTTGTATATTTTAAGTGATAAAAGAAGGGGAAGTTTTTTGTTCCCCTGTCTCGTCAGCAAAACTACAACTTTTGTAACTATTCCCAAACCAAATTAATGTTAAAAATCTCATCGGTCTCTTTTTCAACCTTCTTATAGCGGTTTTGGGTGTTCGTATCTCTCTCTGCCACATTGTTATAGTCTTCTCGAATAATTTTTCCATCAAGTACCCGTGAGAACCACAAACAAATTTCAGCATCCGGTTCAATGTCACCCAATGTAACTTTATCGTCTTCCGTTGCGTCATAAAATTGAATCCAATAGGGCTTCTCATAAATAGAAGATGTTCTTGGTGTAACCGGATTATCGTTTTCATCCTTGTTCATTCCTATTGCCCCTACCATGATTTTCCCATACGGATTCTCCGTTACGGCAGAAAACCACATATTAACGTTTTTAAGCGTTTCTGTGCCCTCATTTTTCAAAACAAGAGCAACGTATTGGCTATGAGGATTTGAAGCCAAATTAAGGCTTATTTCATCAAATAAATTGCCAAATACATCATTAGGCACAAGAGTAGAAGATTTATATCCACCCAACGAATCTGAAACTTTGGACTGCGGACTGTTATATCCTGAACTGACCGTATAATAAAACCGTAACATAAGCCTTAACTTTTAGAAGTTGACATGAATATATTCCCAAGCGACCAGTATTCACTTTTCACCTCATTGTAAACGGATACCGTACCACCGGAATTTTGAACACGTGCAATATAATACTCGTCCGGTTCTTTTTCCGGCGGAGTGCTTATGCTAACTTCCGGTACTAAAGAAATGACATAATCATCATAAGTGTATAAACCGTTTCGCTGCTCGGAAGTCAATACACCTCCCAAAGGAAGTGTCCCAAGCACAATAGCTCTTAAATTCGATTCCGCTACAAATGTAGTTGCGGATGTAAGAAGTAAGTTTTGGCTGTCAATTATGTTTACAATCTGATAAACGCCATTATTCAAAGGAACAGAACCGTCTTGTTTTTCAAACCGGATAGAGACGGGGGTTGATGAAGATTGACCTCTTACCTTACCTGTAAAATCCACAGAACCAGACACAATACCTTGTGAGTTTACGCTTACATATCCCTTTTCGTAATTTCTTGTTTTATATGCAATCTTCACCCAATAGAAATTGCTATCATTCGGCACAACGATGTTGTCTTCTACATTGATATCTATAAAGTTCCCGGCACTGGTAAGAGCCATTCCAGGAAGTACCTTAATAGTGCCAGAGTTTGTTCCTGTTTCCACTTTAAAAGGTTCTACAAGATTTTCGTTTTCTTCCGGTTTATTGACTGTATTAGGATTGATCTTAGACGGGTCATTCGTAATCATCCCAAAAGAATAAGATGCCTGTAGCACCGCCTTCATAAGCGGTGCTGTAGCAAAGAAAGAAATCATATTTGAAAGTTCTTCTTTCTCTAAAAAAACATTTCTACTAACATTTAACTTGCTCATACTCAATATTTTAATTATTTTTGACTTACTATTTCCATCCACTTGGGACACCCTCGCAATTCGTACCTGTAAAAGTCTGACTATGACTTGTTACGTTATTGTTCCCTGATTCCGTTATCTTCACATAATTAGATGATCCTGTGAGAATCTGAATAACAGGAACAGTTCCAAGTTTCGAGCAACCATAAAACATTCTGTCCATATTAACCTTTCCTACCCCTGCAACAGAACGATCATAAAAAGATGTATAAGAAACTGCATAAGTCTGTTCTGTTCCTAAAGAAAGATTTGTACAGTTTGCAAACATTTCAGTACAATTCAAATTACCGCTGATATTCTCAAAATTGGTATTATTAAACTGATTTCCTATATCCACATTCACAGGTCGTGCAGATGTTCCTGGTTGTCCTACATAATTCCCTGTTCTTCCAAAAGAAGTAAGTGACGTGCATCCTGCAAAGCATCTCCTAAGATTAGTAAGTGTCGTAAGATCATTAAAGAACTTAGCGGGAATTTGTTTCACACCCGTGTTCTCAAACATACTTTCTGCATTCTGCAACTTTCCATTCTTCATATCAAAAGAAGATATATCAGATAAATTCCTACAATTCGCAAACATTCTTGAAGCGTTTGTTACACTTGACGGAAGTCCCTGTCCATAAGGAATAGACAAATAAGTACAATTCTCAAACAATGACTGCATATTTGTTGCCTTCGAAGAGTAAGAAAACATAGCGGTAGACCAGCCGTCGACAAGACTTGTACAACCGACAAAGCAACCAACAAAAGAAACAATGTTTGTGCAATATCTGAACCATAATACCGGAAGTTCGGTTATGGCTGTGCAGCCTTGAAATGTATATTGCATATACTGTGCATTCGTTGAATTGCTAAATGGAGAACTTGTAGCTGATTGACCTCCTGTATTTTTCAAAGCCGTACATTCAAAAAATACAGCATGGAAATCTTCTGTGCCACCTCCCCTTCCAAAAGTACCATTGCCAACGCATGAAGTCAAACTCTTACAACTTCTAAACAAGGAAGAATGATAAACACATGAAGTAGGAACAAGTTGACCACTCGGGAGACTTGTAACCCCACTGCTCCAGAAAGCACCCGCACAAGAATTACCTGTCATTTTGGTAAACAAACCAGAAGGAATAGACCTAAGACTTGTGCAATCTCTAAACCAACAGATAACACCCCCTGAAATAGAAGGAATTGTGTTTGTTGCAATCGATGAAAGACTTGTACATCCTCTAAAGGCAGAATGGTTGCCGCCGGCAGTGTCCACATTATAAGTGCCAGAACTTCCCTGAATAGAAAATGATTCGGGCCACTGTTTGATTGCAGTAGCTCTTGTATGATTTCTGAAATTGGCATACACAGTAGAAGGGTTACTTGTATTTCTACTTCCGCCTTGTACCCTTACTTCTCTCCCTACTATTTCATAAACGCCATCTGATACAGATGGCGTTTGAGGCGATCCGCTATAAGAAACGATAAGAGCTTTCCAAAGATAAAGGTAAATACTGCTCCCTCCTGCGTTCGTTGATTCATCCCCTGTCCCTACACATTCCGAATCCGTAGCGGAAGCATACACATAACCTCCAGAAGGAGAAGAAACCGTTATCCTACCACTTCCATTTGTCTGATCTGTACCACTGTAATAAGACGATCCGTCAGGCGCGGTAGTTCTTATATTCACGGAAGCATAAGGTTGCAATACATTTTCCTTTCTAAGATAAATATAAGTTGTCGTAAGCTCATAGTCAAGAGTGAAATCTATATACGTGTCAGCTCCCGATATTGCAATATTGTTTTTCGTTTGGGATTGATAATTGTCTGCCGTACAAGTGGCATTATACGACCCTGATTGTATTCCAGTAAGTGTAAGCTGTCCTTGTGAGTTGGTGTACCCACTCTTTCCTCCATAAGTTACGTAAGCTCGATTAATGTTATATCCATTTCGGGATTTCACTGTAATATGAGCACTGTAAGTCTTGTTAGAAACACCTACCCTTTGTTGTGGCATTGATTCCTGATTAACTGTGACAGAACCTTCCGTAGGCTGATAGTCATAAACGGAAACTTCATATCTGTAAGTTTTCCCCATCTGCATCGTAAAGGTCGTTGTACCGTCCGACCCTGTATTTTGCGTACTAAGCCCTTCTGGTTTTACAGAAGCTCCTGAAACTGGAAGCCCTGTATCGGAATTATAAACATAGAACTGCACTCTCGTTTCTTTTCTTGGCATTGCAACATTCACCGTCTTTGGAAGGTCATTTGGTTGCACAACCCCTGTCTGGTTACTGAAATATTGCTTCGAAGCCACCCAATCATAACGCATTCTCGGAACAGAGAATTTGATCTGTCCGTTATTAGTCAGACCTGTTTGTTCTCCTGCACCTCCTTGATTAAGTGTTATTCTTGTACCGTTGGAAATGATACCGTTATCCTCTGTTACAACAAATGTAAGATCATATAAAGTTTGATCCATATAGATGCTCACCACTTGATCATTTCCATTTACAGTAAATTGCTGCTCTCTGTCCTCATATTCCTCATAGGATGCTATGACAGTGTATTGTCCATTGGGAAGTTCCAACACAACACCAGAAGAATCTTCCTGCACAAAATCCTTATCGTTTACTTTCACTTTCGCACCTTCAACGACTGTTCCTCCTGCGCCATACACCTTGATAGTAGTCTTATAGGTAAGTTGTTTCAAGTCTATCGTAAGGTTTGAATTATTGTAAAACTCATAGTTTTCCACATATACCCGTTGATGATTGTTGTCGTAAAATACATTATAAGAATATTTTCCTCCCAACACTCCTTCAAAAACAGCCTGCCCATTGTCAGAAGTCTGTTTTGTCAAACCGGCAAATTTCACAGTAGCCCCATTTAAAGGCTTTTTCTCTCCCGTAAAGGTGTTGTAATCATTTACAGTAAATGTCATGTTAAAAGTAGGCATAGGATTGAAGCTCACTTGTATATCCTTATTACTGTCCACAACAACATCCCCATTTACAGGAATCCAGTTTTGCTTTTCAACAAGATAAGTGTAATCACCTCCCAATATATTCGTGAATGTCACTTTCCCATTCGTGCCCGTTCTTTTGCTTTCCGAATAAGCGACAGTATCCTCTGTTGCCAGTCTGTCCTTTGCGGTAAGTGTCACATTTGCACCTTCCACTGCGCCAGTAGATGAATTTGTCACCGTAAATGTAATCGTATATCTTGGTATCAATATAAGCGTTACAGGTTCGGATTGATCGTCTTGTACATTGATGTTCTTACTTATGGTATAATAATCCGTCTTGCTTACAGTATAAGGGTATAAGCCAGGAAAAGCCATAAATATGGCATTACCAGAAGAATCCGTATATTTAAATTCACCATTAAAAGTAACAAGGGCATTTTGTATAGGTCTTTCATTTTCGTCCCTTACAACGAACGTGACTTTTCTTTCATACACATCTCCTTGCATTTGAATATATTCCACCTGCGTTTCTTCATCGTCTTCCAATACCTGAAACAATCTATCTTCTATATTCATGAACAAAGACTTCTCCACATCAATAGAATAATCACCAGGATAAAGTACAATAGATGCTTCCCCGTTTCTGTCCGTCACAAGACGTTTGTCTAAAATGGAAATAGAAGCTCCTTCTATGTAAGCTCCCCTATCCGACAATACTTTGAAAATAACATTCTTCTCTTTCAAAGGCTGAATATCCTCACTACCCATTATGTTTTTGTAGGTAACAAGGTAATCTTCTGTAAATTTTTTTACTCCTTTCTCACTTGTAAGGGAATTATTAAGATAATAAGCAGCTATCACGTCCTTTTCCCCTAAATTACCTTGATAGAACGGAAGGAAAAGCGGTTTTATCTTTATATCGTAAATGTACACAAGAGCGGAAGAATTTGACCTGTCTTGTGTAAGACTTAATGACAAGAATTTCATTCCGTCTTTCATTTGAAGCCCTCTCCCTTTCGAGAAATTAAGCTCTAACTGCTTCGCGTATGCCCTGTTCTTTCTCGATAGAATTGCCCGGCATTCATAATACACTCCAGCTACAGGAAGTTCCAGGATTCCTTTACTGCCGGAAACAAAATTGTTGCTCTCTGCACTTCCATAAGATTCCTTACATATCATAGGTTGAACGGCTTCGTTAAACACTTCCACACCGAATTTCAAATTTTGGTTGCTTGTGGAAGATGTTTTAACCTTAAAAGAAATCTGATAAGAAAGATTTTCTGAAATAGGAAGGAGCTTCGTTTTGTCAATTTCAGAAGAAATACCCACCAAAGCATTTCCAACGAAAGTCATTACCTGTATAGGAGTGCCATTGTTGTCTATATCATCCACAATAACAACACCTGTAGGGTTCACAAGTGGATAGGCATTCAAATCTTTTACGCTTTCCGTTGTCTCATACCCTTTTGTAACGTTTAGAACTGTGTCTGTCCTGTTCCATGTAGGAGAGCTATGCCCCATTGTCCATCCAGTATCACGAGACATCAAAAGAGCAAATATAAACTCATCCTCCGTCTTATATCTAATAAGACGGAGAAGCTCCCCAAGTATCACGCCTTCCTTGTTTACAATATCAAGTGTTCCTCTTTTTCTATATTCCTTCACATAATTATTGAACAGATATTTCATCTGTTCAAGTGTGTCCACTTCGTCTGTCACAAGTCCTCTGTTTTCAATAAAAAGTTCAAACAGAATCTTGTTCGTATCAATCTCGTTATATTGCTTTGCATACAAGACAACAAGCGCAAAGATATGACAGACTGTTTCCCAATACGCCTTAAAATCCTCTCCGTCCTTCTTTATAAAAGTAGGAAGAATGCCGGGAGAAGATACCTTTTCAAGTACATTCTCCGCCCATTCCATTACAGCAGGATCGTTTTCTTCGAAGAACCGTTTGAACACGGTCTTATTGTAGATTTCCTGTGACATCCTTAGCTTATTAATAATTAAACTTTCTCAACATATAATCCAACAAGGGCTGATAAATCATGTGTAAGAGGTTGTTCACTATTTCTTGTACATTTATATTTTATACCATTTTGGATATAGTATTTATCTTTAAATATTTCCATAGGTGGAATATAGATGATAGGGTCTTCAATAGTACCTTTATGTTCTTCATCTACTACTTTCCATAAGCTTGCAGTAGCCATGGAAGGTTTCCAGTTTTCCTGTGTTGTGTGCCCCTGGATACATTCCCAAAGAATATTATCAGATAAATATCTTTCTCCTACTTTAACAGTGATACCTGCAACCCATTCTGGATAATGATCTTTAACCTGTAATGCTTCACCTGGAGTAAGATCATATGTGTTAATCTCTTTAGTAATCTCTTCACCAAGGATATTCAAAGCTAAGATATGACTAAAGTCTCTATTAATTACAGGTTCTTCTTCTGTACTAGTCCACTCTTCACTATTTAACAATTCAATAAAAGTTGGATCACTAAATGAATATCTTGGAAACGATTCATCTTCAAAAGGTACTAACATTTCTTCATGTAAAATAACTTTACTCTGATCTATACTTGTTCTCATTTCGGGCAGTATTTCAATACCATGTGATTTTGCCCACAATAAATCTACTATCGCGTATTTCATCTATTTTTATTTCTTTTTATTATACAAATTAACAAATTCATTTACATCAAGATAGTCAATCCCGAAATTTTCTGCGGTTCTTTTATCACTATCAGAAAACTGTCCTTCAAGTCCACTTGCGTCACCTATCATAAGTGTAACAGATTTTATGTAATCAAAATCATCGCCAACATAGTTTTCACAAAGATGATTAAGCATTCCTACGTTTGGTTTTCTATACAAATCATTTTTATCATTCGTGGTGCAATATTCCGAATAGCATTTTACTCCGCAATATTCTTTTACGCATTGTGATACATATTCTATTTTAGATTGAAATCTTTGATGATCCACAAAACCAGCTTCAATTCCCCCTTGATTACTTACAATTAAAACATACTCAGGAGAAAACTGCTTAATTGCATCCAAAACATCAAATTTGATTTTCATATCCCAAATTCCTTTAGGAAATGTTTTGCCACTTAATGTCTCAATTAACGTATCATCCAGATCACAGAATAAAATTTTGTACTTCTTCATATTATTTTGCTTTTAGGGTTTGTAAATAGTTGTATGCTTTGATACAGTCGTCTTTGGATAAAGCACTACTATAAATTCCAGCTAATTTAGTTGCCGACTCAGCAAATTGATTACTTCCATCAAAGCCTAAATTTACCATTGTATAATTTGATGATATATTGCCAGGCACAATATTGTATTCATTCCAATTTTCATCATATACTTTACCCTCTGAAGTTACGGCTCTCACTACATTTGATGGTATCAAGGTTTTATTTCCCTTTAATATGACATACACACCACTACCTTGAAGATTTCGGATTCTAACCTTTGATGATAAATCAAAACCACAATAAGATATCTTTTTAACGGGGAATTTAAAATCTAATATAACAGTAAAGTTTTCGCCAAATTTAAACTGTTTACTAACCGCTTTATCATCCACCCCATCAGTAACTAGATAGCCTTCGTATTCAAATGGTAAGAGTTCTATGGTAACTGGGGTGGTTGGAAGATTTTCTGTTAAAGAAGATTGCAATGAAAACCCATATGGCTTATCAACAGGAGGTAAATCTATGGCATAGATTCCATCGGATGTATATGTGAGATCATATGTAGCGGCATAACCAAAAGCAAGAACATCACCTTCTGTCATGCCAGTAAGTTTAAACCGTAGTTTAATACCATTTACTAACGCTTTATTACCCCAAAAACACTTACCAATAGAATTAATAGGTATTCGTTTATCATGAGAAATATTATAGTTATCAATAATATTCCATCCTCCACCTTCTATTTCTCCATTGGTTGCCTTAAATTCATTACCAAAATATTGATAATACAACCCATACCCACTCCCTTCTGCAAACCCAAAATTAGACAGCACAAGATTATTACCATTGCCTGTAATGTTAGCAATAGTAGCACGATCTTCGTCCTCGTTGGTTTTGCCTACCACTGTCCATGCTTGATCGGGGAAGAGCCAAGGATAAGTTTTGACGAAGTAGTCTTTGATCTTGGTCAGTTCTTCTTTGGTTGCGTCGTGATCAAGGATGATGAGTTCCCAGATGGCAGCATTGGCAAATAAAGACCCTCCTCTTGAACAAATGAGCAAATAAGGGCCGCCTGTATCATTACCACTTGCTATATCAACTCCATTATAGTTATTTGATGTTTGGCAAAGTAATACATTATTTTCATTTACGTTTATTCTTGGCATATTTCCGAAAGACAGAATTCTTGCCATCTTCGGATTAGTATTATTGTATTTTATTTCACAACCAAATGCTCCCCATGCTCCCCACGCTTTAGTCTCCAGCCTCGGTTTTTTTAAATTCGCGACAAGAACCTCATTGTCTGTTTTATTTTCTGGTGTCAACCACTTTCTCAACGCCACAACCGTATATCCCTTTTCCTTAGTCAAAATAGGGAAGTTATCACAGACACCATAATCGTCTACACCATCAAAGACGAGTGCGCCGAGATAAACATCACTAATACCTGAACCCTCCTTCCAAGCGAAATTCTTCATTTGTAAATCATGTCCATTACCCGTCTTATCAACCCATACAGGATTGGTAGCCATCTGCTCATTAGTAAGACCTAATGCTGAATACCTTGCAATCATACCAGGAATAGATGGAAAAGGAGATACTCCACCCCCTCCCCTAAATCTCCTAAAAGGAATTGCGTTAATATTTCCTATTAAATTCATTGTCAATTCCTTTCCTTAAAAACCTATACTAAGATTGGTTGCCGTTGTCCCTTCTTTCAAAATCTTCTGAACCATGTACATGAGTGGCATTCCTATATTTGCACTCACTTCCGCTTCCGAAATGGTATATTCCATTCCACCTGAAAGGATTACCTTAATTGCCCCTTCGGAAAGAGGAATAACTACAAACGGAACTTCTTGTCCGTTTTGGTCAATCAGCACAATATCTTCTTCAATTGTGGCAAAATTCCATGCACTGCTGATTAAAGAAGGTGCGGCTTCGCCGTTAGTGGTTATCAGCTTATTGGAATTAGCTGTTACTGTTCTTTTGATTATATCCATTGCAATGAAAATTTTTAAATTTGATTTATCTAAGTAAGTACTTGTCACAAAGATAATCTTTTCTCAACAAACACGGTAAGTTTGTACCTCTTTTATAATCAAAGCAAAAAAAGGAGAGCAATTAAACTCTCCTTTTAGTTTATCAAATAGGTTCGTTGTGGTAGTATATACAAAATATACCTTCTCCTGGTTTCGTAATATTTCCGGCATCATCATCTGCCGGAGAACATTGTTGTCCAGAGCCATACCCAGCAATTCTTGTTTTACCTCCGTCTGGAGAAGTGTAAATAGAACCACCATACCCTGCACCTCCCCATACGCTCGCACCGGTTCTTTGTCCGCTTTTAGTGTTCAAATATCCCGCTTCACCTTTACTTGTACCTCCAAAAATGGATTTGATGGGGATAACAACTGAGGATTGAACAGGCTTGGTTGCGTTTCCCAAAACAGGACTTTCGTAAGTGCTTTTAAATCCATATCTACCGTCTCCACCTGGCGCACCTGACGGTTGCATTCTTGAGCCTGTAGAATAAGTTTCTTCTTTTGCGTTTTGACTTCCGAAACTTCCACTACAATAAAATGTACCTGCCATGTGAGCAGCTATAGCACCGGAACTTTTTGCGTTATACACAAAATAATTAGATAGTCTGCTTTCTTGTGGCATAGTAAGATCAGCATCATTACGAGCCTCGCTTACCCCATTGTAAGCTGTATATTCATAAGTTGTTATTCCTAATTTTATGGAATATTTTGTGCCGTATGTCCAGCTACCCGCATTTGGAACATTGCTAAATGTAATTTTAGCTATTCGACCATCTGAAATATCCGATATCAATATATTAGGAATATACACAATTTGTCCAGTTGTTCCACCCATCAATGCAAATTCATCCCAAGAATTCCAATACTCAAATTTTTCACCTCCTCTTCCAACTATCAGAAGGGAAACGTATTTGTAAGAAGTATCTAATTGGTAATTGGATTGGTCACTTGTTATCTGCACCAACTTGTTCGGTTTAGTTAGGGTGTATTCCAAATTCACACTTGTTTGATAAACCCCACTTATACTTCCTGTCGTTGAAAAATCACTGAAACCGGAAGATGTAATCTTAATCTGATAATTTCCCGCAGGAATTTTGTCAAACCGTGCCGTGTATGTTGCTGGTCCTGCCGAACCTGTATGCTTCTGCCCTTCTGAATCTGTAAATTCCACATTACCACCAGTAGGGTTTACTTTTACTTGCACCATATACAGCAGAGTAAGGTTTACTTGCACCTGCATTCCTTCACTATTCACAGTAATGCTTTGGGATGTTTCTTTGGAAAAATCCCCTTCCGGTACATACAAGATATACTGTCCGTATGCGACATTGGCGAACGTTACGGTAGTGGTTATATTTTTAGTCTGAATCACCTCTAGCCCCGTACTGTCCTTTAGTTGGATTTGGCTTGGCATACCTTGCATTTGTCCAACTCTTCTTACCTGAACATTAATAGTATTGTATATCTGCAAAAGGAAGGTGTTAAGCGCAGTTTTCCCGTTTACTTCAACCGTTTCCTCTTTGCTTTCAAATCCATCTTTAGAAAAAGCTACTTTATAGCTTCCGTCTGGTACAAATAAAACGACTGTCCCGTTTTGTGAAGTTGTACCGGAAGCCATCTGCACCCCTCCTTCCTTATTTTCAGTCACAACAACCTGTACGCCGGAAATGTCAGTTGCCCCGTCTAATGTGTTCCTATGGACAACTACTGTAAGCTCACTTGCAGGTTGCAAAGTAACCTCAATTGTTTTCGCTTCATTTAATACACCGACTTTCCCGTTCTGCGTTGTATAACCACCAGCACTGACCTCATAATCATAATCAACGCCTAATGCAGCAGAAATAACAGCTTCTCCATTGTTATTTGTATTCTGCTGATAATTGTTTGATGCAGATGTCATTTTTACAAGAGCGTTCTCGATAGGAATTGCTGGATTAGGCAAAGGAAGAAGAGTAAAAGGTAAAACTATAAAACTGCTATTTTTAACTAGTTGAAGAAATTTTCCATCTTGCCAATAAAGAGCCGCGTTATTAGTAGGTCCAAACTGGGTACATGTTTGAATATATTGGCTCCCCCATAAAGAAAGACCCAATGTACGCAAAATCTCTTCCACTTGTGTTTTGTAAGAATACAAAATATTTACCTCACCAAATGAAGGTAAATAACCACTTTGTCCATTCCCAAACGCATATGTCTTAGCATATTTTGCCGCAAGTGCGTTGTCAATTCCTAAAACAGATATTATCACATCAGTGTAAATAAACCCATGTGTTGCTTTACTTAAGTTTGAGATTGGTATACCAAAACTTAACAACGGTACATTGGGAATCAAAGTGTCTCGCCCACCAAAAGGATAGCTTTGGGCACTTATGGATGTCGATACCATAAACGAATCAGTATCGGTTGAAATACCTATACCACATACAGCAGACACTCCTTTACCAGACGATACCCATTCTTCTTTTGTGTAACGATTATTATCTTTGTCATAAATATATACACCGTTTGGAACAGGATTGTATTCATAGGTACAGAAAGGACGAACTGTATATGAATTACTTTTGGTCGTTCCCCTTTTTGTGCCATTAACCCAACCAAAAATCCAAGCATCATTTGAATTATATTGTGTCGAAGTCCAATGTGAACTACTACTCAATGGATCTGAACCGATTGTCGCACTTATTGAAGTGTCGATCTTAACTCTGTTTAATTGAGCTACACTCCACTGTCCACAAGAAGGCAAAAACCAAGAACCCGCACCAAATCCTTCTGTAGAATAAGCTGCGCACTTATGTGCCGCCGTGCTTTCCGTTGGTTTCGCAAGTATGATGTTTTGAGAATTTGTCTTACCTGCGAAGTCACATATGGCTAAAGATTCATTTGTTTCGGTAACTACATCAGAAATAGTGCCTAATGAATTTGTCCAAAAACTGGCAGTCAGATTTTCCAAACCTATGAAGTCAAAATCCTTGCTTCTTACATCAGTAATGACACCGACACAAGTTTTAGTACCGTCCAATTCAGTTGACCATGTTTTGTCACCATACACAAAATCACCAACTTTGGGACGGGAAATAAGTGATGAATCTTGTTTTGAAGTTACCTTAAATGTTACATCTACATTATTTGCAATCAAAATTTCTTTGTTGATGGCAGGCGCATTTACATTCAACGTGCCTGATTGTGCTTCCAAAGGAGAAGGCGGGGTAACTGTATAATCATAGTTCCCATAAAGAACCTTGCCTGCTGGAATATCCGAACTTTTTACCTTTTTGCCATAGAAAGATATTTTAACATTATTCACAGTCTTCCAATCTTCCAAAGTAATATTTACACCTTCTTTTGGCTTTATACTTATATCAAAATATGACCCCCTATCATTGGAGATGTCAAAAGCAAAATTAGATAGCTGGATTCTCTCTATTACGCCTTCCTTAAATAAAATCATTGATACTGAACTTCCTGTGTCTGAAATTTCATAACTAATATCAAATTTTTCTGGAATGTTTTCTACAGATATCCCCATATCTATATCACCCAAATTTATTTTAGCAGATTGATCTAACAATCTGCTAAAAGCAAGGATGCCACCTGCATCCGCCCAAAAGAAATAGCCTTCAATATCCTTTGATTTGGGAACAATTTCATTTAAAGTAAATGTCTTGTGATTGCTATCCCATTGCCCCGTTATTTTAGTAAATGTATCTTCAATAAAAAATAACAATTTTGAAACAGTGTCCGATGGTGGCTGTTTGTATTCAGTCATAGGATTTACACAAAATCCTTTAGGGAAATTGGATTTAAATTCTTCCTCAGTCCATGGAACGTCTTGTGTTGGAAGAGTATATACACTGGGTGTGTAAAAATCCAACCCCTCGGAAAAATCCGCATCACTATCTTGTGACCACTCAAACTCTCCACCATCAAACGTCATAGTAGCTACACCAGACGAGTTAGTCGTCCCTTTGTATTTGTTAGATGAATCGCTTCGATCTGTCATTTCGATAACGGCATTCTCAATAGGAGAACTATCATTTTGATTTTTTACAGTAAATGTAACCGTTGAAATTTGAAGCATCTCAACCGTTATGTTCTGATCTCCACCAGCAATTGTAAATTCACCTGTTACATCTTTATAACTGGATTTCTTTGCTGTATAGATATACTGTCCGTTCTTGTAAGTCAAAGTAAGAATGCCGTTAGAAGCAGTAGCTCCACTTGCAACAGGTGTGTCTGGAGATTCTGCCTTGGCAAAACTTATAGCTACATCTTGTGTGGATGGAACAGTCTGGAAAGTAACATTGTATTTTACATAATCAGCCAAATCCAATTCAATGGTGCTTGCGGCGGTTGCCACACTAAATGTTCCGCTTGGCACTTCCACCAGATTAGGATTATCCGTACTTGTAGTAGGAATCTGATATTGATAATCCCCTGTAGGAAGAGCAATTGCCGCGATACCCTGACTGTTTGTTACAATGGTTTCAGGAAGTGCCCTTGCGCTACTTTGCCCTACAATTATCTTTACATCCGCCAAAGCAGAATTTCCTACCTTTGTATGGAATGTAACTGTTGCTCCAGGAACAAGTGTTATCTGTACACTTTTTTCAGCTTCTTCGATTCGCACATTTCCTGTCCCGTTTAAAAAACCTGTTTTTGAATAAGCGTAAGTATGCGTTCCTGTGGAAAGATTTATTGTTGCTATACCGTCTTGCCCCGTTGTGATTGTATCATTACCATCAATAGTAATTTCAACGCCTTGTGTGGCTGGTGAAGTTGTAAATGTAGTTTCAAATCCATAAGTCAATTCTATCACTTTCTCCTGATCGGCATCCTGTATGCTGCCCACACCTTCTTCCGGTGAATATCCTGTGAGTGACGCATTCCAATCATAAGCACCGTTTATTACCTGCACAGGATCAGTTGTTCCATCATCTTTTGTTTTAAGACTTACAGTATTTCCACTTAATATGGCCGGTCCACTTACACTGACAGTCACATCTTTTAAGCCTGATTTTCCTGCGGCGGTCACTTTAAAGGTAAGATTCCATATCTTCTTCAATATCTGCGTAAACGTAGCCTCTCCAGTTACTTCAAATGAAAGAGTTTCAGTCTTATAGCTGTTCTTCATGAATGAAGCGGTATATTTACCAGCTTTTAGACTGATTATCGCTTCTCCTGACGCATTTGTGGTAACTGTCTTGTCCTCATTTTCTATATCAATAGACACTCCTTGCAAAAGATTGGGCGAAGCCATGTTATCTTTTACTACAAACGTAATATTATATGATATAGGGGTAAGTTGAGCTAATACGTTCTTGTTGCTACCGGAAACTTCCACATTACCTTGTGTCTGAACATAACCTTCCTTCGTTACCGTATAAGGATACTGCCCGTCAGAAAGACGAACCGTTACCAAACCACCCTGCGAAGTCTGATAGTCCTTTTCGTTGATATGAATATTAGCGTTTTCAATTGCAACACCTTCATCTGTCTGTACAGTAAATACAATATCGTATTTCTTGTACTCCATATTTACAGGAAAAGACGGAATATCTGCACTTACAACTTCCAGCTCGCCTAAATAATCGTCCATACCATTGGCAACCACCGTAAACGGATATATACCATTTTTTAACTGCAAGGACACCTCACCATTATCCTGTGTCTGATAAGACGTTGCATTTATCTCCACTGTAGCCCCCTTAATAGGTTCTTTCAATGGATTTTTTACCGTCATTATGACATTGTAAAGTCTTGCCTTTAAACTTATTACACTACTGTTATCACTGTCAAGAACAGTAACCGAAGAACTGCCGTCATAATATCCCGACTTTGTTACGGTATAAGGATATGTCCCGTTTTGAAGGCTTACATTGACTTGCCCTCTATCATTTGTAGGGTAAGAAGAGCTATTAATGTTTACTGCCGCGCCTTGCACTGGGCTACTGTTATCACTGTCAAGAACAGTGATAACCACATTATAATGTTTCAATACAAGGGTTCTTTGAATAAATGTATCCTGTCCTTCTACGTTGAACGATCCGGTCAAATCATCATATCCCTTTTTCTGCACGGTGTAGCTGTAATTTCCACTCTTTAATTTTATAGTAGCTTGCCCAGAACCGTTTACATTCAATACTCCCGGCTGTCCTTCTATTTTGATTGTAGCTCCTTCTGCCGGATTCCCCTGATTTACCTGCGAAATATTAAATTCCACATTGTATAAAAAGAAATCCATCTCAAAGGTAACGTCCGCATTCTGGTTGTTGACCTTAATTTCCCCCTGTAAAGTATCATACCCTGTCTTTTCGATTGTTACAGGATATTCACCATTTACAAGTGGTATTTCCGCCTCTCCATGCTGGTTCGTAAGATATTCTCCATTGTTTACCTTTACAATGGCATTCGATATAAGCTGATTTTCCTTATCCTTTACAATGACAGTAATCGTCCATACCTTAAATTCCAATTCAGGATATACTTCTTTATCTCTACCATCCACAACTACACTGCCGGAATACTCATCATATCCCAACTTTTCAATAGTGTAGGGATAGTTCCCGTTCCTTGCGGACAAAGAAGCCACACCTTGCAAATTGGTAGTGGTTGTTCTGTTATCCATCGTTACATTTGCATAAGGAACAACCCCTCCCTTTTCGTCCGTCACATGGAAAGTGACCGTATAAGGAGCTAAAACCATTTGTACATCAATGGAAACACTACCGTTCAACACTACAAACATTCCTTCTACGGGGATATATCCCGAAGCGGAAACAATATATTCATACTGTCCGTTTGCAAGTTGGATAATAGCTTGCCCATTGTCATTTGTTATAACAGCATTGTTCCCTATAGAAATATTTGCACCTTCCACAGTGCCACCTTCCGAATCTGTCACATTGAAATAAACCTCTTGATAAAGGTTGAGTGAGCTGTCGTTGATGCCTACAAACAAATCCTCCGGTTCAGACGGGTAAAACAACGGAGAGAGGTTGCTATCAGAATCGTACAAAATATTTCCGTCCTGGTCGCGCATCACAAACCCCCTTATACGCGGAAGCTGATTTGCCGGGACTTGCTGATCGTAATACGGAAAGAAATACTCGTCCGGCACATATTTTACGCCATCGGTCTTTTTTACAATATCCAGCAAATCGTCCCATTCTACGATTTTTCCAGGTGTCCAAAAACGAAAATCAAGATATTTAGTAAGGTTCACTTGTATGTTCTGACGCACAGTAGACACATCGTAATCCGGTTGAAGCTGAACACGGAAATCCAACCCCCTTTCTGAACCCACATAGAACCAATCAATATTCTTGATACCAATACCAATTACTTTCCCTTCAATATTCAGTTCTGAAATACCAAAATATCCTTGTGCGCTTTCAAGAAGTGTATCAAGTTCTTCTTCGGTAAAGAAAATACCGTTCTGCGAAACAACATAGAGATTATATATGCCCTTTTCGTCCAGACCGGCACTTATTACTTTTAAGACACGATCGTCTATGTTGCTAAGTGTCTGTGTCCAGTATTCTATTGTATTCTTGCTAAGGATATTCAGATTGTTCTTAATACGGATTCTAAACGTTTCATCATCCTCACTATCACGTCCTCCAATAGCATAATATTCATTCGTACATTCGATATGACCTTGTGGCTGCGGAGAAACATTAGTAATGCTATTAGGCGGTACGTTTGTGGAATACCCTGCGTTGATACTTCTTACCTTTACATATCCGTAACCACTTTCCCCTACAGTCAATGCTTCGTCAACTTGGAAACGAATACCATTTTTATTTACAAAAGTAACAGACGTATCATATACTGTACCTGGATTAGCAGATACCCTTATATATGTCGAAGAACCCAAAGCACCTTTACGCGGGCTGACACCATACAAAGCAGCAGCCTTATCCAGATAAACGCCTGTAGCTGTATCTGGAAATATCTGCGCTTCCTTTATGGCAATATCCTTCATTGCCTTTTGAGCAACTTTCGCTACACCGAATGCCGTAGCATTCACAACCGAACCGTCAGCTACATTACTTACCTTAGCTGTCTTATCTAAAAACATCTCTATAAAAAGATTCTTTAGATTGGTTATTGTTGCACTTGTTTTTGTAATCATCTGAATATCAATTATATAGGAACATTTACTAAATAATCTTTCTTTGTTACCGTTTTACATTGCAAAGAAAGGAACACGGCATCTTCCTCTCTTTTTACATCCATCAACTCCACAGAGTCCCATCTTGAATCCCTTTGGAACATGTTCATTACATCCTTAAAAATAGAAGGGTACTGGATTGCGTTCACCGTTGTTCCTATGAACTCATTTGCAATTCCATAATCCTTAAACTCTGGTATAGCACCTTTTTGAGAAGAAAGAATAGTATCCAAAGCCTGTCGGATCGCATCATCGCCTATCACTATCTTTAAATCGTCATTCTCAAAGACAAAATTCACATCTATGTCACGTCCCAAGATATTATCTCCCACAAGTACATCCACAACAGTATCAAGATAATTATTCCCAGCGTTCTTTAGATTGATATAGAACTTGTTTCCTCCATCAGAGAACGAATAATCAGTTTCTTCTATATACTGCGGTATTGTAATATTCATCCAATCATCTTCCGGGTTGGTACTGTTAAGCTGTCTGGATACATCTTCAAACCGTTCCCCTGTCCGAAGTGTCTTTTCCATCTGCAAAGTATTGTTCCTGTCTAAAGAAGAACTTCTAAGCCACCTTGCAGAACTTTTAATAGTGGAAAGTTTTGTCTGTGTCTCTGTAAAGTTGTCCAGAATATCCCACATGGAAATATCGTCCAAAGTATTTTCATGCAGAATAAACAAAGGCTCAATCGTTTCCGATTCTCTCACAAGTTCCACAAGGCGCAAAAAAGAATCCTTGTCCATCTCCCCACCATTACTATAATAGTCCACAATAAGAGGATAATCGTTGGCACAGAAATCAACAAACTTCTGGAAATATGACTTTATATCATATCCCGTTACGTTGTAAAATTTTTCGAAAGCATCATCCATTGCCCAACAAACCTTTAGAGATTGAACTTGCAAATTCATTTATGCCCTTTTGTATCACATTAGAGGCGCACATTTCCAAAAGCGAACCTTTACTACCACTTGTTCCCGAAACCGCTTCTAAAGGAGCTATAACAGTCATTTCAAGATTGTATTCCCATATCATATTCTTTGATATACTCTGACTGAAATTAACGCCACGCGGTGGAATCGTAACAAGATAGCTTTCTCCAAGTGCCATGTTATAGAAGAAAAGTTTCATGGGAAACCCGTTCTCGTCCACTCCGTTGCTTTTATCTATGATAGATTGTAATATCTTGATACAACCATATCCCGTTTTGATGCCGGCATCAAAGGAAGGCATAGTGAGAGAACTTGTAGATTTTCCCTGTAATTGATAGAGATAACGCTTTCCTGCCGAGATACTAAAAGCTGCACCTGTCAACGAAACGCTATCAGAACCGCTTAAAAGAATCTTGAATGTCCTTCCAAAATTCCCCTTTATCGTGATCGTCTGCGGCATGAAAACAGGAGAAGTGAGCACTGTTATGCCTCCTGCCGTATTGACTACCGTAGTTCTTTTCGGTTCACTCTTGTCTATACTCTCCGGGCTAATAGGAAAAGTAAAGACATCAATTGTGTTCCCTTTGGAATCTGCCAACTCCAAAGAACACATATACACTTCAAAATCATTCGGGAACTGCGCTGCCATCATGGAGCGACCCAAATTTTTAAGTGTCGATTTCGCTGTTTTTACCACTGAATCCAAAACTGCCACGGCTGTAAAAATTTAATTGTTTCCCAAAAGTACAAACTTTTCCCACATTCTCCTATCCTTGTGTTATCTTTTCATTCTCATAATCAGAAGCATTGAATGATTGTGCCGTTTGTGCACTCCCGACAATACCTGTAGTTGAACCTGTCTGTGCTGTTGCCGATCCTGCCGTTGATACGGGATGAGAATGTGTATTATAAGTGCTTACAAAAGAATTGAAAGACTGAACAAAAGTGTTCAATTTACTTGTAAGGTTATCGAGTTCCACAAGACCCTTTAGTCCGCCTCCATTGAACTCGATAATATCATTATTCATTTTCAATGTGGATGCTCCCGTTTTCAAATCCAACTGTTCTTTCGTTATCGTGCTTTGAACTTCTTCACCAATCTTTACCGATACACCGTTATTGTTCACCTGTAAAGATTGTTCCATTTCCTCCGTTTTCCAATGAAAATAAACCTTTTCCAAATCCA